TCAGTGCCTGGTCGCAGTTTGGTCGCAGAATGCACCACTGAGCTGCGGCAGGCGTTTCCCAATATCGTCCAGCCCAGAGTCAAAAATATGGCTGTATCGACTCGTCACCAGCAGGCTGGAATGCCCTAGCAGATCCCGTACCCGTGTCATGCTCTCGCCCGCTTGGGCCAGCAGGCTGGCGTAGCTGTGGCGCAGGTCGTGAAACCGCAGGTCGTCGCGGCCAATCGCGGCCCGCGCCGCTTCGAACGTGACCCTGATGGTATGGCGCTTGCTGTCGAACGGCAGCTCCTGCAGCCATAGCTGGGCGTCCTGGGGCACCGGCACCACCCGCACCTTGCCGTTTTTGGTCTGGTCTGGTCGCAGGACAATGCGACCACCGTGGACGTTCGACGGTTCGAGCGACAGCAATTCTCCCTGCCGTAACCCGGTGACCGCTGCCAGGGCGATCACTTTCTTGTCGTCGCCACGGCTGTCTGGAATGGCCTGCAGCAGCCGCCGCAGGTCTCCCTCGGTCAGGTACACATGCCGCTCGTTCTTGGGGTTGGGCTTTTTGAGCTTGTCCCCCAGCGGCTGCTGTATCCACTCCCACTCCCTGTAGGCGAGGTTGAGCACCCGTTTAACGACCTGGATGTGGTTGTTGATGGTGCTCTGCTTTCGCCCCTGCTTGCGCAGGTCCCGCGCCATTTGCCGGGCTTTGTCCACGGCCTCGATGCCCAGCATGACGTCTGGGCCCATGTACGCCACCACGGGTCGGATCGCTTTCACCTGGCTGGAAACGTCGTACTCGTCTATCCAGCGCTCCACGCCCTCGAGGAAGGTGCGACGGGGCTGGCGCCCCATCACTTCACCGTGGAATGCCGCCTCATTTACTGCAACTTCGCGTGCGGCGGCGTATTCGCGGGCCTGCTTTTCGCCCTCCCTGCCGCCTTTAAACGTGCGTTGATGTCGCTGACCGTGGTGCGTCTCCGTGACGATCCACTTGTCGCGGCTTTTCCTGTATCGGACTGTGATTCCCATTTGCGTTCCTCGTGCTGAGGGCCGCGCTTGCGGCTCTGAGCATAGCGCTCAACGTCGGCGCTATCAAAACGTACCGCGTTACCGATCATGACGTAGCCCAGGGCGCCCTTGTTGGCATACACCCAGCTGGCGCTGACGCCCAGCAGGGTGGCCACGTCTTGCGGGGTGAGTAGTGGCTGCATGTCAGTCTCCCGTGTATCGTTGGCCGCCGGGGCCTGCACCCTGGCCGTCGCGCCATTGCTGTTCCTGGCGTGCTATGCTGTCGTTCATCGCCTGCCGGTGCTTCTGATCGAGCAGCGCCTGAACGGCGGGATTCTCGGCAATAGCGCTCAGCTGGGCGATTTGCTCCCGCTGGTGCTCAATGATGCCGGTGGCCACGGTGGCCAGCTCCCACAGATCGTTCGCGGCTTCGCCGTCTGCCCTTACTTTGCCCAGCCCGTAGCAGTGCCCGCAGGGTTTGTCCTTGTTGCCCTTGATGTGGTCGTGACCGGTGCCCAGGCACACGGGGCAGTCGTCTGCCAGCAGTGGGCGCCAGTGGCTCAGCCAATCGTCCTGGGTGGTAACGCTTTGGACGCCTTTATCGAGGTCTTCGTAAACGATCAGCCAGTGACCATCCAGTGAGCCGGTGCCCTGGTGCTGCTGCAGCTCGGCGAACTTCCCACCGTTTTCGCGGTGGGTGTGGGTGGGCTGGGTCATTGGTGGGCCTCGGCTTGTTCGCGCAAATTCACTTCCCACCCCCAAGCGCGGGCAGGCCGTCGCTATTGATCAGTTCGCCGGTGGGCATGAAATCGCTACCCGGGGCGCGTCGCAGGAGCTTGAGCCGTTCGCTTTCGGCGCGGGCGCTGTCTACGATCTGGGCGGACACGTCGATGACGGCGCGGGCGCGCTGGATCTCTTCTTTCAGCGCCTCGCCCTTGAGGTCTTCATCCCCCAGGCGTTCGAGCTGGGCAAACAGGTGGTTGCGTAGGTCGTCGATCTTGTTTTTCATGCCTGCTGGCTCCTGCGGTTGATCTTGCGGTTCACGGCTCCGCGTAGCTGAACGATTTGCGGCAGCGGCTCGGGTAGGTTGAGGTAGCTGTTACGGCGCATCAGGTCGGCGCGGCTGATCAGCTCCAGGTTGCCGTGGGCGAAGTTCCGGCTGTTGCCGTCGCGGAATATCACGGCGTGGCCCTTCGGCACGGGTTTGCCGTGATGCTTCTCCCACTCGATGTGGCTGACGGGCACCCAGTCGCGCGGCGGGCAGCCGGTATCGGTCATCTTGCGCTGCAGGTAGCCATCCTTGGTGACGCGCTCGCTTCCGATTGGCTGCCATGTGTGCGGTTTTTGCCCTTTCCGGAAACGGGTGTGTTCACTGCCTGGCGCCACGTAATGGGTGCCCTTGTTCCAGGGCGTCAGCCCCGGCTTGAAGCAGCCGGGCTTTTTGGCCATGTGCGCGTCAGATTTACGCCAGCCGTGGTTGACCGCCTGATTTTTGATGCTGGATTCGCTGCGCCGGAAGATGCGGCCCAGGGTGGCGTTGTCGGTGTCTGGGTACACCTTCTCCAGCGCCTTCAGGTCTTCCGGAGTCCAGGGCTTTCCTTGGTTGGCGAGGTAGTCGGTCACGATGCACCCCCTACCATTTTGCTGACCTCAGCAATATGGTTCAGCGGCCGCATGAGCGCGGCGGTGTTGGCGGCGGCCAGTTGTTGCTGGCGCTCCAGTTTTTCGCGGTATTCGGCGGCCTTGGCTCTGGCCAGCGCTTCGCGGTCTATTTGCTCGACCAGGCTCCAGCCACGCAGGCCCTGGTGGTACCGGCGCGACAAGCATCCGGCCGTGAGGCCGTGGCGGCGGGCCAGCTCGCTGAGGCTGACGCTTTCGCCGTTGGCGGGGTCGTTGACGTAGATCGCGCTCATGCGGGCAAGGCCTCCAGTTCCTGGCGGTGCAGCTCATCCACGCTGACAACGTTCATGCCCACGCGGTGGGCAACGTGTAGCTCCAGGTGAGCGCCTTTCGACGCTTCCCAGCCCGGTAGCAGGGCGATGGTGTCGCAGGTGAGCATGTCGCGCAGGTCCTCGCGCAGGTACTCCTCCCAGCTGCAGTCGCCGAGCTCGCTCTGTTTCTCGGCCGGGTTGACCACGTCGTAGCCCAGGGCGCGGAGCTGGGCCGCTGCGCAGTGGAACGCGCCAAAGTTAAGCCCTGGTAGCCCCGTCATGGGGCCGCTGATGTAGATGCGTTTCATGACTGCACCTCACTGGCACCCGCTGCTGGCTGGCGCTCGGCTTCGCCGCCCAGCCAGGTGAGGATGCGCTCGACGTTCTGGCGGAGGCTGCCCGCCATCAAGACGAAGTCGGTTTCAAAGCGGGCTAGGGGGTCGTCGCCATCGTAGGCGTGGTCGGCTTCTTCGAGCAGGGCATCGCCGAAGCGCAGGGACTTCAGGGCGAGGTCGTCGTGCAGGATGAACGACAGCTCTCCCTCGATGCCGAGTGCGAGCTGTGCTGCCTGCCGGCCGCTTTCGAGCAGCTGCTGCATTTCGTCGCTATCCAGATCCACCTGGCGGGCGCGCACTACGCCGTCGTCGCCTTTGGCCTTGAGCTCCACCTGGTCGCCCAGCTGCAGGTCGGCGGGGCGGCTGGCGGGGTCGCTGAGCCAGGTGGTCATGGCGCGGATGGGTAGCGTCTGGCTGGCAATCGGGGTGGCCTTGAGGCTGCCCAGGGTTTCGCGCAGCAGGTCCAGCACGTCCTCGGCGCGTGAGCGGCTGCTGGCGTTTACGCCAATCAGGTTGCGTTCGGTGTCCCACCAGAGGTCTATTTTCTGGCTGCGCACGAAGGCGCGGGGCAGCAGTTCCTCGGTGATCTGTTCCTTGAGCGCGGTCTTTTCCTTGCGCGTGACCCTGCGGCCTTCAGTGGCCTCGATCTCGGCTACGCGCTCTTCGACTTCCTCTCTGATGACCGAGGGGGGCAGCAGGCGCTCTTGGCGCAGGGCGCTAATCAGGCGGTGGCCATCGTTCTGCAGGGTGTGTAGCAGTTGGCCACCCCCCATGCGGCCCGCTGGCGCTGTCCAGCCAATACGGCGCGCCTCGGCGTTGCCCAGGGGTTTGGCGGCATGATCGAGAAGCACCGTGGCGGTTTGCTCGGGGCTGAGAAGTTGCACGTCGTGCAGGCGGTAGAGGTGTAGGTGTTTGAACCACATTTAGGCGTCTCCCTGCTTGGTTTTTTCGCTGCCCTTAGCGGGCGCTGGCTGTTTGAAAACTCGGTCGAAAGCGGCTTGGTCGATCATGCGGGCACCTAAATGATTCGGCCGAGGGCGGCGTAAATGAGGCGGTCTACCAGCTCCAGGGCGCGTTGATCGTTGCCATTACGCCGGGCTTCAAAGAGCGCTTCGGCAAGCTGCCCCGTGTTTTTGCATTCAATGGGGCAATACCCGTCCTCAAGCCCCACCCCGTTGTGGTTACGCCCGCGGCTTTTCAGCTCTTCCAAAAGGTCGTCGGTGTCGAAGTCGTCCAGATCTACGTCTACATCTACGCTGACGGTTGGCATGGTGGCCTCCTAAAACTGAACAATCTGAACGGGTGGCTGGGCGTCGTCGCTTGAACTCACAATAAATTCTGATGAGTTGGCGGCGGGCCGCATGCCGGGGCAGTGCTCTTCGGCGATTCCGCGGTAGTCCGGCTGGCCGGTGCGCTGGTTGAGCGGCACGCCGCGCGCCTCTTCGGCGGCCCAGATGGCGGCCTCGGTGCAGTAGGCGGTTAGCCAGTCGGCTTGCTCTTGGGCTTCGCCCTTCGAGAGTTGGCCCATGACGATCAGCGCGACGAACAGGAACGCGGCCCAGAGTAATTTGGTGGCTTGTTCGCTCATGCGGCTTGCTCCTCAGTGGCGGTGAGCGGGTGTGGCTCCAGGTTGATGCGCTTCTCTACGTGAGCGCCCCACAGCACATCGCGCAGGCTGTTACGGGCGGCTTGCTGCGTGGGTAGCGGGGTGGCCATGGCGACGACCACGCGAACGCCACGCTTGCCGACGAACGCGGGCAGGAAGCCGCCTTCCACCGGCACCGCCTCAATGAGGGTGGTGTGGAGCGTGTAGCCGTCTTGCATGGCCAGCAGTTGCCAGTGGCGGACGATGAACCGGCAGGGGGTGTGTAGGTCGCTCATGCGTCACCCCGCGCTTTCTCCAGCGCTTCACGCGCTTCTTCACGCAGCGCTTCGTACTGACAGCTGCCGTTGGCGTCGAGGGCGTTCAGCAGCTCTTCCAGCGCTTCCAGGGCGCGGTTAACCTCTTGCGTATGCGTATTCATTCGGCACCCTCCTGCAGCAGCGCTTCCAGATGCGACACGATGGCGTTGATCTGGGTCTGGGCGCTGGGTTGTGTGTAGAAGCACGCGAACTGGCGGTGGCTTTCGTGCTGTGCGTTGCGCGTGGCCAGCCAGCTATCGCAGAAAATGCCGTGCTGGCAGGTTTCCAGCTGCACCGCGAATTTGCGCTGCAGGTTGACGGCCAGCGCCAGCTCCTGGGCGTGCATGAGCGTGCAGATGAACGCGGTGTTGATCTTGGCGGCGGTGAAGATGCTGGCCGCTGTGGGCTGGGTGTGCTGGCTCATGCGTACACACTCCCTACATCACGACGTGACACGTTGCGGCTGGCGCTGACCTGCTGGCGCGACCGGCTGGGCGGCCGGTGGCGCAGGGCCTCGGTGTCGGTATTCAGGCCGCTGATGACCAGGGCGACAAGGAGCGGGGCAATCCAGCCGCGCTTCATGGCCTCAGCGACGGCGCCAGCGGCTTTGTAGACGCCGAGCTTGTGATAGCCCTTCTTCAGGCTGCCGCGCACGGTTTCAGGCGAGCGGCCTGTGACCTTGGCGATCTCCTTGTAGGTGTTGCCTGCTGCCAGCAGCATCAGGTCCACTGCCTCGGTGCGAGTAAGGCCAAGGCTGCCGCGCTCTGGGTTGATGCGTGCTTGCCATTCGCCGTGTGTGATTTGCATGTTGGCTTCCCCTTGAAGTTCATAAGCTATGCGTTGAAGTATGCGAAAGCTCATAAAATCTGTCAATGCGAAAGCTCATATTTTTTATGAGGACACAAAAAAACCGCCCGGAGGCGGTTGCTGTGACTGTTTCAGATTACCAGTTGCAGGATTCTCGCAGCGGGCCGATTTCGTCTTCAAGCTGGCGAATGTTGAATGTCATTGTGATAGGCGATTCGCTGAAAGGGGTGGCGCGCACCGTAAGGCGCTCGGCCCCAAACATCTGCCGGATGACAGGGATAGACTGATTGCCGCGCCACAGGCCTAGCGATTCATGGTTGGTTGAAGCGGACATTTCGCGGGTAAACGCGGGCTTGTCGTCGATGCGCATCTGCACATGGCCCCAGTTATGATAAGGGCTGGAGGCCATGTGGTTGCCGTTCATTTGTAGTATGAGCGAGGTCGTGTTTTCCATGCAGCGCACAAACAGAGTTGCGTTGCCTGCCGATCTACCGAACCTGCCCGGGATGCGCTCGTTTGAAGGTGTGCTGAGGAAGACACTGCGGCTGTCGTCCATGGGGGACGTATTGACGTTGACGCGCCAAGGCGAGCGGGGCGTGGGCGGCGGTGACGCTTCAGGAGGCTCTGGCGCTGGTTCCGACGCTGCCTCGTCGCGGGGCGGGGGCTCCGGTTCGCCAGTAACGGCTTCGGCCGTGGAGCTGACTGCCGTTATTGGCTGGTTGTCTTCTGGCTCACTCATGAGCCACCAGGCAATAACGACCCCGATGGCCACGGTGCCAATCACTTTGAAATGATCCATCCCTGCCTCCCTGCTATAGCTTTGTTTTGGCCTCTACCGCCACCCCTATGATTCTGCAATTTCCGTTGATGGGTATGAGGGGGTAGGCGGGGTTTAGGGCCTTTAGGTATTTTTGCCCGCCATCGACAACCAGCTTCTTGAACGTAGATTCGTTGCTTTCATCGAGCTGTGCAACAACGAGCTTGCCAGCGGTGGCTTCGATGCCTGTGTCCACCAGCACCAGCGTGCCCTCCGGAATGCTGGGCGTTACGCCTGCTGGCGCTGTCATCGAGTCGCCCGTTACCTCCAGCCAAAACGCGGGGCCCTTGGCGTCGTAGTCTGTGATTTCGTGCCGATCTTCCATGCCGGGCGGGTAGGGCACCACGCATTCGGCAAACTTGCCTGCCTGGACGTTGGAAATGACCGGGTAGCGGTTATACCGGAATGGTTGAGCCGCAGGGCTGGTGTTGGCGATATAGCTGGCGCGCTCATCTTCGATGCCGTGCATGGCGCCAAGGCCCGTTGATAGCCAGCGGTAGCTCACGCCCAAGGCGTCCGCAATTTTCAGCAGATGCGTAGAGCTGTGGTGTCTTCCACGCTCCAGGTTAGAAATGGTGGCCTGATCGATGCCCGCTTTCTCGGCAGCTTGTACTTGACTCAGCTTTGCCTGCTTGCGCGCCAGCCTGATTCGGTCTTTGAGTTCCATGGCTGAATTATTATGCGCGCCCTCATAGCGTTGCAAATGAGTTTGCGCATGGTCTATTCTATGAGCATTCGCATAAGAGGGCGACCGATGGACACCGTATTCAAAAGCCTTGTTAGCCATTTTGGCGGGCAAATCCAAACCGCAGAGGCCCTGAGCGTCAACCAGGGGGCCGTTTCCAACTGGGTGCGCGGCAAGCATGGCATGTCTCCTGCTGTGGCTTTGCGAGCTGAGAAACTGACGGAAGGCAAGTTCACCGCTGCTCAGCTCTGCCCCTCCGTGTTTGTTCAGCCGCCCGTTGACGAGGTGGCACCGCAATGAATCCAGTGTATGCAATCACGCATAACAGCACAGCCCTAAGCGCGGGTCTGTTTGTGCGTACAGGTATTTGTGAGGTGAGGGTATGAGCAAGCTACCTCCCGTTCTTCGCTATCACGGCGGTAAGTGGCGCATTGCCGATTGGGTGCTGGCGCATTTCCCCGCGCATAGCGTGTATGTCGAGCCTTTCGGCGGCGCTGCTGGCGTTCTATTGAACAAAGAGTCCGCTGGTGCCGAGGTCTACAACGACCTGGATGGCGAGATTGTGAACGTTTTCCGGGTGCTGCGTGATCCTGAAAGCGCTAAACGGCTGGCGCATGCGTGCAGCTATACGCCCTACGCCCGTGAAGAGTTCAACCTCAGCCAGGTGCCGTGTGCTGATCCTATCGAGCAGGCCCGCCGTACGTTGTTTCGCGCCTGGGCAAGTTTCGGCAGTGCGGGCGCCACTCGAGGTCGCACCGGCATGCGCACGTACACGCGCCCTGACGGTAGGCATTCCGATGTGGCCAAGTGCTGGGCGCGTATCCCCGACGCTATCCCGCATTTCACCGAGCGTTTCCGCAACGTAGTGATTGAGAGCCGCCCCGCTATCGATGTGATGGCCCAGCACGATACGCCGGAAACGCTGCACTACATCGACCCGCCGTACCTGCCCGAAACCCGCAGTAGCGGCAGCACTGGGTATTACCGCCATGAAATGAGCCATGCAGACCATGAAGAGCTTCTGGCCTTTGTGCGCTCGCTTAAGGGCTATGTGGTGGTGAGCGGGTATGAATCTACGCTCTACAACAACCGCTTGGCAGGCTGGCGTCGTGTGTCGCTGCCTACGTCGGGCAGTTCTCGCTTTGGCAGCGTGAAGCGCGTAGAGAGCCTGTGGCTTTGCCCTCGCATCGTTGAGCAAGAGCGTCAGTGCGACATGTTCGCTGCTGGGGGGGCGGTATGAGCCTTCACGCCATGCACTGGGCGCGTCAGTCGCTCAAGACACTGCCTGACTCAGTGAAAGCCCCTGCACGGCTGGCGCTTATGTTGCTGGCTGATTATGCCGACGAGCAGCACGCTAGCTGGCCGTCTATCAACACCATGGCGCTGGAAATGGGCTGCTCGGTTCGCAGTGTTCAGCGCGCTATCGATCTGCTGGAAAAGCATGGCTTAGTCAGAGTCGAAACCCGTCAGGCGAAGAACGGCAGGCAGATGAGCAACCTGTATTTCTTGGCCGTCGATGGCCTGTTTGTAGGGTGTCAATCTGACACCCCTTCTATATCTGGCTGTGAGGGGGAGGGTGACAACCTGACACCCACCGAGGGTGCCAATTTGACAGGGGAGGGTGTCACCGGTGACAGGGGGAGGGTGTCACCCGTGTCACCCCTTGACTCTACCAGTATGACTCTAAACCCCACTCTCTCTGACACAAGCGCGCCTGAGCCAACCGTGTTCGAGCGTGCTGCCCAGCAAGCCGACGACGGCGAACCCGCTGCCGACGATCTGACCCAACCCCGCAAAACCGCGATGACGCTGGAATGGGAGCCGGAGCCGGAAACCTACGCCACCGCCTGCTGGCAGCGTGGGCTGGCGCCGGATGCGAACGTTCACGACGCACTGATTGATTTTCGTGAGTATTTCGCTGCTCAGCCTGCCCGCACGAACACCCACGCCGATTGGACCCGCCGCTTTGTGCGCTGGGTCGCCGAGAACGCCAAGCGCCAGCAAACCGCCCTGACCAACACCGGAGGCAACGCCCATGCAAACCGCCGCAGCAGCACTCCAAAACGCCGTCTCACCGCTCAGGAGGCGCGAGCCGCCGCCGCAGACAGAGCGCACCCAGGGGAAACGTTCGACGGGGAGTGGGTGCCCGCCGGTGTCGGCGGCTGACGTGGACAACCTGTTCAACGCCCTGGGCGCGCTGTACGGCTCGAAATTCGTGAGCCAGTGGGGTGCGTTCGATGAGTCCGGCGTGTGGCTGGCCGAGCTGTCCACGCTGGCGAGCAGCCAACTGGCCATCGGCCTGCGCCGTGCCCGCCAGCAGGTGCAGGACGCCGCCCGCCAGAGCGGTGAGGCCTGGCCGCCTACCCCGGTGGCGTTCGCTGCTCTGTGCCAGCCTCGCCCAGAGGACATGGGCCTGCCCGCCGCTGCCGATGCCTGGCGGGAGGCCAGCGCCCACGCTCACCACCCCGAGCAGCATCGCTGGAGCCATGAGGCGGTGCGCATGGCAGGCGCTGCCGTGGGCTGGTGGGAGCTGACCCACGGCAGCAGTGGTACCCACACCAGCAAGCTGGAACGCACGTTCCGCACTGAGTACGCGGCACTGGTGAACCGCGTCATGGCAGGCGAGCAGCTGCAGGCGCGGGGCCTGATTGGCCACGACAGCCAGTTGAGCCGCGCCGCCCTGGCCGAACGCGCCAGCCGTGAGGCGGCACAACGCAACGCCGAGGCGGCAGGCATGCCCCCTCGGATGAATTCAGAGCAAGGGCTGCGCTCGCTGCGTGCTGCCCTGGGAGGACGTTGAAATGAACCAGATGTTGAAAAGCCAGAGCGTGACCATGAGCAGCCTTGAGCTACTGGATGTGATTAACGCTTCTCGCCATGAGCATGGGCAGAGCGGCTTACGCCGAAACGACTTCCATGCCCGCGTCACTGACGAACTAGAGGGGGAGTACTACGAAACTTTCGTAGTTGAAAATCACAACGGCACTAAGACCACCGCATACAGGCTTAACCATGATCAGTGTCTTCTGGTGGCAATGCGAGAATCAAAAACCGTTCGCCGTTCTGTGCTGGAAAAGATAAAAACCATTGAGTCTGGTAACGCGCTGCCGAGCATCCCCGCCACGATGGCGCTGTGTGAGCTTGCGATTACCGTTCTACGCCCATCCGATTCCGGCAAGGTAGTCATGCTGCAAAAGGCAGGCAAGGCCACCGGTGCCGATACCAGCTTTTTGCCGGACTACACCGAAGACAGCGCCGCCGGCCACGTGGGTGCGATGGAGACCGCTAGCGCTACCCAGCTCCTACGCGATCACGGCGTTAAATGCTCTGCCGCCGCCTTCAATGAGCGCTTGCGTCAGATCGGCCTGCTAGAGCAGCGCAGCCGTAAGTCGTCAGGCGGCAAAGATAAGCGCTTCTGGTGCATCACCAATGAAGGCTTGGCCTACGGAAAGAATGTCGTCAGCCCGCAATCCCCGAGGGAGACGCAACCGCACTGGTATCGCGCTCGTTTTGTAGAGCTGGTGACGCTGATTGGCTTGGAGTGCGCGGCATGAGCATCCTGAAACCCATCGATCACCAAAACATCGTCCTGCGCCTGCTGGCGCGCTCAGCGGCATGCGATGCCCAGCACCTTGCCACGCTGGCCCATGCCCACAAGCTGCCCGTCTCGCTGCATCAAGTCCGTGTGGCGTGTGACGAGCTGGTAGAGCAGAGGTTTGTGGCCCGCACGATCACGGGTTACCGCCTCACCACTCAGGGAGAGTGCGAACTGCCCGCCGTGCCGCTGCTGGAGAGCTATTACCTCGCACCAGCAGGGGGTGTTGCATGACGCGCCAGCCCTATCAGCAGCCCAAATGCCCAGAGTGCCAGTACCGCAAGCCGCCTAGCGAATTCCGCGACCCCGGCACGTTTGAGCCATTACCCGCGTGTAAGCATTGCATGCGCCGTAAACAGCGAGGGGGTGCCCGATGGACGGCTTGACATGGTTCCTGCTGGGCATGCTGTTCGGCGTGTTTCTCGTCGTCGTGTGTGCCGTGACGGTGTTTTGCCGCAGCGTTGAGGGGTTGGATGACCAGGGGGAGCAAAACGATGGATAACACCCAAAAGGGAGGCCAGCAGGCCCGCCGCGCCGCGATGCTGTGCCAGAACAAGCGCTTTTGGCTGTACCTCGACCAGCGCTGGCGCGCTAAGAACGCCCTCGAGTATCGGGAGTTTCCCGACGGCACGCACCAGTTGGCTGGCGCTACACGGTGGCTACGCCAGGCCTGTGGTATCCAGAGCCGTGCAGAGCTGGACCATAACCCAGAGGCGGCCGCCATGCTCGAGAAGGTGCTGGCTGCCTATAGCAAATGGGAACGCGGTCAACGGAGGGTGGGGCAGTGACCGAGAACGCTCACCCGATAGAAGGCCGCGCCAAGGCGCTGGCAGACGATAACCGCTTTTGTGAATGGCTGGATGCTATCGATGCGCTGGATAGCGGGTGGCCTCATAGCCATTACACCGCCCGCCGCTGGATTGAGGAGCAGTGCGACGTGGAAAGCCTGGGGCGCTTAGCCACTGACCCTGTAGCGGCGGCCTCGCTTGATCAAATCGTCCGTCGATTTGCCGTGTGGGATAAAAACCAGGAGCTCGACCTATGACCGTTCGCGGACTGCCCGCCAGCAAGCGCCGGGCTCCCAAGCCCAAAGCCGACGGCACACCCCGCAAGCGCCCAGTGGACTGGGAGGGGAACGAACAGGCCGTGCTGATCCGCTGGCTGCTGGGCGAGAAGATGCGCGGCGAGCCAGTGGGCCAGTTGTACGACGCGATCTACCACGTGCCCAACGGCGGCCAACGTAGCAAGAGCACCGGTGCAGCGATGAAGCGGCAGGGCGTGAAATCCGGCGTGAGCGACCTGGTGCTGATGGATGCCCGAGGGGGCTGGTTTGGCCTGTACATGGAGTTCAAGGCTTCGGCGCCGCATACCGCCGCCCTGGCTGACAGCCAGCATGATTGGCTGGCGCTGGCAGAGGAGCGCGGTTATTGCGCGGTGCTGGCGGTGGGGCTGGAGGAGGCAAAACGGGTGCTGGCGGAATACGCGGGTTGGTATCGCACAGGCTGTAGCCTGGAGGCCGCGCAAACAATGAAAAGCGGTACCGAGTGGAGAAAGGGCGAATGACACAGCGTAAGGGGAGCGTCATGCAATTTGATGAGTGGAAACGGGTAGCCAACCCTTGGCGTGTGATTGAAGCGGCTCAGCGCGACGAGAGAGCGCGGGATGCGGCCGTGGTGCGCATCATTGACACCATGCTAGAGCTGCAGCTGGATTATCGGCACCAGAACATAGGCCACCAGCCGTTCAGCGTGACGGGCAATGCCCCGATGCCCCGCACTACCCGCCGCGTTGACCAGGCGATGATGGCCGCCGAGCGGTACCACCCAGAGAGCCAGTGGCACAAGGCCTGCGCGCTGATGCTCGATCAGCTACCCAAGCGCCAAGCCGCGGCGATGCTGCTACAAGCCGCCCGAGTGCGACCTGAGAAGATGGGCGCCAGCCAGTGGATGGTGACAGCGCTGCAAATGGTGGAGCGTCAGGGGGAGCTGCTGCGCTGCCTGGGGCTGCATGAAGGGGTGCGGCATTTTGAGAGCGTGGAGGCGTTGCAGGTGGCGGGTAAGCGAGCGCGCCAGCGGTTGTGGGAATGGCTGGCGCAAGGGGAGGTGCAGGCGGCGTGAGGTGCTGGCCCCGCTATTGGCGGGGCTTTTTTCGCTTTGATGCGTTCATCCATTCATTTGCCCGCGCTCCCCAGCCCTCGGGCTTTGGGGCTTTTGCCGCTTTTAGCAGACCGGCTTTTGTGTTGGGGTGAGCAGGTACACCCTGCTTGGTTTCACTCATCTTTTTACGGCTTTCTTTGCTTTTAGCGTTCTTACGGCCCCTGGCGGCGGCGTCTTCAGGAACGCCAAACCTCGCTATTGATCGAGTGCCTTCGTTGTATCGATCAACGCCTAAGGCTTTTCGCCACATCCATACCTTTGTTTGGCCAACTCCCCAGTAGTGCGTAATAGCTTGCACGCTCTCATTTCTGACGGCCCTCGCCAGTTCTTCGGTGAGTATGAGCGCGGCGCGGCCTGTTTTCTTTCGTCTAGGCCACGGGATAAGGGCATCCGTCCAGCCACCAACTTCAAGGCGGCCGTCTATTTCATCATTTAGCCAGTCGCCACGCTTTACGCTTGGTGGTGTGTAGGGACCGGCGAGCAGCTTAGGGATGTTTTTATCTGCCATGGCGTAACAGCTTATGCGCCTCAGTGACGATGCGTAGTCCTTCGCTCACGTTACCATTACCAATATTTTTTAAGTAAGCATTATCGGCATCGCTCATGTAGACGTTGCGTCGTTTGCCGTCGTCCATTTGAGATGGCCTGCCGCGCTCATCAATTCCGAGCGCTGCGCGCACTTTGCGCTGATCTAGCGAGCGTATAGCTCCGGCATTGGCCATCGCGTAGATACCAGTATTGGCGTTGCGCACTAGTGCTCCGGTGTCATCGCCTCGCGACACGGTGCCCAAGACCTCCCAGCCAGGAAGCGTTTGATGCTGGTAAAACCCCGCCTTGCCAGCGGGGTCTACGGTGACTTGAGAGCGATTTTTACTGGCCATAAACGTCTTTTCTCCACTCGAGGTATTCAGCTTTGGCGGATTCGTCGATCCAGTGGCCTGTCATAGGACCTTGCACCCAGACATCCCCCTCGCTATCGACATCGGCTGTTTCGCAATTTAGCCACTCTTTGATCATGTCGGTATCGTTTTGAGTAATCATTGTCATCCCCTTACACGTAGTCGGCAGTTGATAGGGTGCGAGCGCTATGGATGCTGTTTTCCCAGCGCTTGAGGCTAAACGGCACTTCGCAGGCAATCACGTACCAGCTACGTGCAGTCGCGTCCCAGCGAGCACCAGCTTTCTTGGCTTTGTCTTTCTCGGCAAACGGAACGTCGAGGTAGATCATGCGGGGTGTGGCGCTAGGGGCCGGGGCGGCTGATTCTTCCTTGGCCATTGCCCATGCACGCTTCATGCCTTCGCTCAAAGCTGCGCGGTAGGTAGCGAAACCCGAGAGCATAACGAGGTTGCGTGCTGTTTTGTGTGCGCGGATCAGGATGGCTGACTTGTTCATGGTGTTCTCTCTACCCCTCATCCCGGGAGGTGCCGGTGGGCTGTCTCTCAACCCTATGACTTAATTATATACACACTTATTTATAGCGTCAATGTTTTTGTGTGTATAAAAATAATAATATTTGCCAAAGTGTCGGGTTTGGTGCATTCTTTTTTCTAGGCTGCGCAAGCTACGCGCTTAAGCCACCCCACATTGAAGCCCTGCTGGCCAACCAGCGGGGCTTTTTGCTTTCCGCTGTTCCCATTGCGTGCCACTTGGCGCGCCTTGCCCCTTCGTGCGGGGCTTTCTTACATCAAGTGACCGCCCATGCCTGTTATCACTCCTGCCCAAGCGGGCGGCGTCAACGTGTGCGCCTTTCTCGACATGCTGGCGTTTGCCGAGATCGGCAAGATCATGCTGAGCGACCCACGTACCGATAACGGTTACCGGGTCATCGTGGGCTCGCTGCCCAGCAAGTTGATTCTCATGGACGACTACCACGACCACCCTAACCGCCTGGTGCGCATCCGTAAGGGGCTGAGCTCCACGGCGGCGGGGCGTTACCAGCAGCTGTACCGCTACTGGGGCCATTACCGTGCGCTACTGGCCCTGCCGGATTTTGGGCCGCTCAGCCAGGACCGGTGCGCTATCCAGCAGATCCGTGAGCAAAAGGCGTTGCACCTGATTCAGGAGGGGCGCATTGCTGACGCTATCCACCGGTGCCGCAACATCTGGGCGTCGCTGCCAGGGGCTGGGTATGGCCAGCATGAATACTCATTGGAGCGCCTGCTGCTCGAATACCAGCGCGCTAAGGGCGTGCTGTGTGACGAAGATAAAACATGGTACGAGCGCGCCATGCTGAAGCGCAGCGCTGTTTAACTCTTATCGGCTACTGAGGTGGCCAACATGCACTCAATTAAAGAGCCTTACGCAATGCCTAACCGAGACCCTAACAACTGGCAGGCGCTGCTAAATGTGGTGCTGAGCCTGTGGCCTCAGATCTACGCGGCGGGTCTGGCAATGCTGATTGCTCTGGTGCGAGCCATCCACGCGGGAGGCCGACCCATGAAGAGTTTATTGGAAGCCGTGCTGTGCGGCTTTCTCACGCTGGCCCTGATGCCGCTGCTTAGCTACTTCGGGATGCCCCAGGACATGGCCGTCGCGGTAGGGGCGGCGATTGCGTTCCTTGGGGTTGAGTGGGTGCGAGCCCGCATCGATGCGCTCTACGAGAAGATCATCGGCAGGTGGTTGAAATGATTAGGCGCTTGCTGGGTGGCGCTACGCCCTGGCTGCTGGCAGCGCTGATCGGTCTTTCGGTATTCCAGTATCAGTATGCCCAGCGGGTCAGCGCTGAGCGTGACCGGGCAGTCATGCAGGCCGAGCGCCAGCGAGAGCGGGCCGAGATCCTGCAGGAGCACCAGCAATGGCAGCGCCAGCAGATCAAGACACTGAACACGGCATTGGCCGAGCGTGACCGCGCCCTGACTATCATTGCCGACGACATGCGCGCCAGCACGGCAGCGCTCGAAAGACTGGGAGAGACCGATGCTGAATCGCGTGCGTGGCTGGATAGCGATCTGCCTGCTGGTGTTCGTGACTGGTTGCGCGAGCTCCAGCAGCCCGGCGCCCATGACGGCGTGCGACTGCCCAACGGTACCCAGCCACCTGGTGAACGAGCTACCCGCCCCGGCCCTGATCCTCAATAGCAATCGAGGGCTGTTGCTGCTGCTGGCTGAGTATGAGGCGCTACGCCGCCGGTTCAATGCGGACCGGGCGGCGGTTGCTGATATTATCCAGAGCGGCGAAGGTGACGATAGCTAGGGGCTATAAGTCGTATGAGCAAAGAACAGTCAGCAGAGTGCTGCATTGCTTGCAGCGCTACCCTTGTTCAGCCGTCGAGAGGCCGCAGGCGTGTCTATTGTTCCAAGCAGTGCCGAGACCTTCAGCGGCAACAACGAGACAAGCAAAAGACATCTGGCATCAAAGGCCGAAAAAAGAAGCACGTTGACTGGTCCTGCCACGCGTGCGCGAAAACATTTAGCCTCAGGCCTTTTGAAGCGCTCTCGAAGCTTTATTGCAGTAGGCGGTGTGCCAATGGTGCGAGGCCAAGCTCTGAGGGACGCGGTCCCTACAAATGTAAGCACTGTCAGAAAAGCTATTTCACTAAGCGACCTAAAGGTGAAGGCGAGACATTCTGCAGCCGATCTTGCTCTGAAGCTTATAGGCCTCTGCGTGCAGGGCCGCATACCCGAATTACTTTTCATAATTGCGAACATTGTAGAAAGCGTTTTGCCTCACGCAGAGGCGTCAAGCTGTGCTCTATATCCTGCCGCTTAGAAGTTGGTCGAGCTAGGTCAAAAAAGCTGGAAGTTAAAAAGAGCCAACGCCGAAAGCCGATCCATTGCCAGCAGTGTGGTTGTCTTTTTTCACGCCTGTACGGGAATAAGTCGCGGCTATGCTCTGACCAGTGTGCCGTTGCGGCCAGTCAATCATTAAAGCGTAAGGCAAAGGCTGCACGTAGGGCGAGTGAGCGAGCAGGGCGCAAGGCATTTGGTGTATTTGATCCCTTTGAAGTTTTTGAGCGCGATGGCTGGGAATGCGCATTATGCAACGTTCCGACTCCTGAGGCGTTGCGCGGTACCACTGCGAATGACGCTCCTGAGCTGGATCATATACGACCGCTAAGCAAGGGTGGTCAGCACTCAAAAGAGAATACGCAGCTTCTGTGCCGCTCCTGCAATCTTGGCAAATCGGATCGATGGCCTATCTCTGATGGTTAGCTGCACATTGTTGGTGCAAAAAAATCGCGGGTCCTTCCTGGAGGGCATGCCAAGTCCACGGGGGAAGGCAGCCGCGGAATTCGACAAATTTTCGGCAGTTCATGGTCGTCAGCAGCACTTGGCGCAAAGGCCCGTGGCGGCTGAGTTGAGAGGTGCCGAAGGTGCCGAAATTAACAGGGGTGCGGTGCCGATAGGATGATACGCGTGTGGCAGAGATCAATCGCCTGGAAGAGGCCTACAACTGGAACATCACCAGGCTGGCCGACGCGTTTGGTCTGCACCGCGATACGGTGCGCAAGCGCCTGAAAGAATCGGGCGTTGTTCCGGCGGGCACGCGCAATGGCGCCAACGTATACGCGCTGAAAGATGCCGGGCCTGCGCTGTTTAGCGAGACGCGGGTAGCTGAGGGCATGGACCCCAGCAAGATGCACCCCACAGATCGCAAAGACTGGTACGCCTCCGAAATTTCACGGGTAAAGCTTGAGAAAGAGTTGCGGCTGCTGGTGCCAGTTGAAGAAGCGCACCGGGAAATGTCACGGCTCGCCAAAGCCGTGGCCAGTGGATTGGACAGCCTGGCCGACATGCTCGAGCGCGATGCTGGCCTGCCGCCAGAAGCCATTGAGCTGGTAGAGAAAACCACGGACGCGCTACGTGAGCAGATGTATCTGGCCATAGTGAGCGACGACGAAGGTAACGACGATGAGTAACCTGGCCAGTGCCGCCGCCATACGCCGAGATGTTGCCGAGCTGATACGCCCGCCGCGCCGCATTCGCGCAAGCCAGGCCGCTGCCGAGCGAATGAAGGTGGTTGGTGGTGATGGCACGGTGAAAGACTGGTCGCCCGACGCCACGCCCTACATGGTCGAGCCTCTGGACTGCATGGGCAGCCGCCTATACGACGCCGTGATCTTTGCAGGGCCTGCCCGAACAGGCAAGACCAACGCCCTGGTGGATGGCTACGTTGCCTACAAAATCGACTGCGATCCGGGCGATGGGCTTATCGTTCAGATCTCAGAAGAGAAGGCCCGCGAATTCAGCAAAAAGCGCATCGACAGGATGCTGCAGAACTCGCCAGACTTGGCCAAGCGCCTCAGCCCCCGTGGCCACGACAACAACGTCCACGACAAAACCTTTCGCGCAGGCAACTATCTCGGCATCAAGTGGCCGTCAAAGAACGTGCTGGCCAGCTCTGATTATCAGTTTGTGCTGATCACCGATTATGACCGCCTGCCTGAAAACGTGGATGGAGAGGGCGACGCCTTCACTCTGGGCTCCAAACGGACGCAAACGTTCGGCTCCACTGGTATGACGCTGGCCGAGGGATCACCCGGGCGAGAAATTGTGAATCTGGACTGGGAGCGCCCGGCAGATAGTCCCCACATGGCGCCGCCCACGACCGGCATTCTGGATCTATTCAACCAGGGTGACCGCCGCTTGTGGTACTGGCAGTGTCCAGAATCGGCGTGCCGCCGCTGGTTCACGCCAACGATGGAAAACTTCAATCAGGCCTCGAAATGCGTGTTCTGCCCGCATTGCGGCACTGAGCTTGAGCCCAAAGCCAGGCGGCAGCTCAACCTAAACGGCCGATGGCTGCCCGAAGGTATGGAATTGACCATCACCGGCGAACGGGTGGGCACCCGCAGGCAGACACGCATCGCATCGTTCTGGATGGAAGGGCCTGCCGCTGCGTATCAAAGCTGGTTCAGCCTCGCTGAAAAACTGGCACGAGCCGAAGAGACCTACGCCCAAACCGACAGCCAGGAAACGCTGAAAGCCGTCACCAATACCGACTGGGGCAGGCCCTACCTGTTCCGACGCAAGACCACGCAGCGCAGCAGTCAACGTCTACTGGATAGAGCCGAGGAAACCGTCAAGCGCACCGTCCCAGCGGGCGTACGCTTCCTGACCGCCACCATCGACGTTCAGGGCGGCAAGGACCGCCGCTTTGTCGTACAGGTTCACGGCAATGGCCCCCACCGCGAGACCTGGGTGGTCGACCGCTTCAACATTAAGGAAGATCGAGGCCCAGAAAACGACCAGGAGCCAAGGCCAATCAACCCGGCCAGCCACCCCGAAGACTGGGATCTCATCACGCGTGACGTGATTCACCGCACCTACAAGCTGGCGGATGGCTCGGGCCGGAGAATGCCGATTCTGGCGGTCGGCGTGGACACCGGTGGAGAGGGTGAAGGGGTCGAGTCGGTCACCAACCAAGCTTACGAGTGGTATCGGCGCTTGGCCAGGTCGGGTGTACAGAATCGCGTTTACCTGATGAAGGGCGCGAGCACCAAAACCCCCAGTCGTGTCCGCAAAACATGGCCTGACAACACCGGCCGCAAGAACCGCAAAAGCTCAGCCAAGGGCGATGTGCCGCTCTACCTGCTCAGCACTGACGTGCTGAAAGACGCCGTGGCCTCGATGCTGGATCGCAACAGCCCAGGCATGGGTTATCTGCACACCCCCGCCTGGCTGGGCCGCTGGTGGCATGACGAACTGACCTATGAAGTGCGCGACCCCAAAACCGGCAAGTGGGCGAAGCCTGGCAAGAAAGCCAACGAAGCCTTCGACCTGTGCGTGTACAACCTCGCCCTATTGATCCTGCTCAAGGTCGAAAAGATCCACTGGGATCAGCCGCCCGCGTGGGCCGAGGAGTGGGATAGAAACATGCTGATCATTCAGCCCGATAGCGACCAGCCCCAGGCGCAGGCCATTCAAGCGGTCGCGGCCAGGCAGCCCCGCAAGCGGCGTGCCCGCGTTATCAAACCCAAACTTTAGGAGCGCCCATGGCCTACACCCCCGAACAGCTTGCCGAGGTTCGGCAGGCCATTGTCGATCTTGGCTTGGGCAAGCGCGTGGTATCCATTACCCAGAACGGCCGCACCGTTCAATTTGCCCAAACGGACATCGAAAAACTGAAAGCACTGGCCAGAGAAATAGCCAGCGCGCTACCGAACACTCAGCAGCGCCGCCGAACGCGAACCCGCAGCGTAATGACCTCAAAAGGGCTATGACATGACCGCAACCGTGAAACCGCGCATTCGAATGACGATGCGCGGCGGTCACCTCGTGCCCGTCAATGCGCAATACGAAGGGGCCAGCACCAAGCGCCGAATGGCAGGCAAGGGCACCACCGTCAGCGGGCCCAACACGCCCATCGAACGCAGCCTACCCACACTGCAGGCCCGCAGCCACAATGCCATACGCAACAATGCCTATGCCGCCAGCGCCAAGGAAAAGTACGTCTCCAACCTGGTCGGCACCGGCATCAAGCCCCAATGGGGAGACCCCACCATTCAAGCGCTGTGGGATCGCTGGGTTGAAGAGTGCGACGCCGATGGCGTAGACAATTTCTACGGCCTGCAAGCGCTGGCGCTGGGATCGCAATTCGAAGCGGGCGAAGCGCTGGGCCGCATCCGGTACCGTCGCGCCACGGATGGTCTCAGCGTGCCCATGCAGCTGCAGCTGATAGAAGCCGAGCACCTGGACCCGGCATTCAATCGTGCCTTTGAAGGCCGGTTGATCCGCATGGGCATCGAGTTTGATGGCATTGGCCAGCGCACGGCCTACCACCTGTGGCGCTATCACCCACACGAACAGCTGACCGCCGCGTATAACGAGCGGGTGCCGGTGCCCGCCGACAACGTCATCCACATGTACCGACGCACACGTCCCGGCCAACTGCGCGGCGTGCCAGAGCTAACCAGCGTCATCGTGCGCATGTATGAAATCGACGAGATGCAGGACGCCACCCTGGCACGCCAGAAGCTGGCCCAGCTGTTCGGCGCGTTCGTCAAACGCAAGACCGACCACGACCCCGACGATGACGGCCCAACGTTCGGCACCCACGTCACCATGCCAGGCGAGGTAGGCGAAGAGCTGACCGAGTTCACCCCCGGCGGCATTCACTACCTTGAAGATGACGAAGAGGTCACGTTTTCAACGCCCCCCGACATCCAGAGCCAGTACACCGAATGGCTACGCACCGAGCTACTGGCCGTGGCCGCTGGGGCAGGCATTACGTTTGAGCAAATGACCGGCGACCTCAAGGGCGTCAACTACAGCTCTATCCGCGCAGGCCTGTTGGAGTTCCGCCGTCGCGCCGAAGCCCTGCAAGCGCACCTGATTGTTCACCAATGGTGCCGCCGAATCGCCGCCAAGTGGCTGGACGTCGCCGTCACCAGTGGCCGCCTGAAAATCGCCAACTACTGGCAGCGGCGTAGCCAACTGCTGGCCATCGACTGGATCGCGCCCAAGTGGAGCTGGGTAGACCCGCTGAAAGAAGTCACCGCCGACCTGCTCGAAGTGCGCGGCGGGCTGGCGCCCCGCAGCGAAAAGGCCGGCGAGCGCGGATGGTCACTCGACCTGCTCGATGCCGAAATTGCCAAGGGCAACGCCAGCGCCGACCGCCATGGCCTGGTGCTCGATTCCGACCCCCGTATTACGGCCAAAAACGGCGCGCTACAGAAAGCGCTCGAAGCCCTGGCTGCCAACGATGAAGAAGAGGACGAATAGCCATGCCATGGTTTACAGCACAAGCCCAAGCCGGAAGCCCTAAAGCCGCCCATATCACTATTGATGGTGAGATTGGCTACGACTGGTGGGATGACTCTGGCACATCCAGTAAGGCATTTATGTCTGCTGTAAAAGCACTGGGTGATATTGAAGAGATTGTCTTGGACATCAATTCCGAAGGCGGCGGCGTCTTTGATGGCATCACGATTGCCAACTACCTGCGCGCTCACCCGGCCAGGGTAGTGGTGAACGTTCTAGGGCAAGCGTCCAGCATTGCCAGCGTGATCGCCGCGTCTGGTGATGAAGTCAATATGGGTATTGGCTCGTGGATGATGGTGCACCAGCCCTGGACTGTTGCGCTCGGCAACGCAGATGAGCTTCGAGCCCTCGCTGGAGACCTCGACAAAATCACTGATGGCCTAATGGCAAACTATCTGGCGCGTGTTGGTGAAGAAAAGCGCGATGCCATGCTGGCGCTGTTAAAAGGTGAAAATGGAAAAGACGGCACACTGCTGACCGCTGAAGAGGCGGTAGAGTTTGGGTTGGCAGACAAGGTGCTGGTGAATACCAAGGCGGCTGCGTCAATGGCCAGTCTTGCTCGCGCCATGGCTCACGGTGCTGAGCAGGCTAAAGCCAAGCTGCAGCGTCAATCACAACCAGCTAAGGCAATGACCGCTGCCGATGCGCTGGCGCTGGCGTTCGATATGACTCCGGAAGAGGCAGAGGCGCAGGCGGCCGATCTGGGTGACCGCATTATTACGATGCGCAGCCTTGCCGAGCCCAAAGACGACTCTCAGGCGTATCAGGCGGTTATGGCTATCAAACAGAGCCATCCTGACGTCATTGCAGGTATCGAAGCGAAAGCTCGAGAAGGTGCGCTGAGTAGTGAGGCGGCGCTTGAGATTGTTGAGAAAGACCGTCAGCGCGTGACGGCCATCGTAAAAGCCTGCCAGACCACTGGGCAAATGCAGCTGCTCGAGAAATTGGTGGCCAACGGCATGAATGACCAGCAGGCCAGCGAATACATCTACGACGTGGCCGCCGCCCACGGCAACCGCTTCACCATCCACAACAGCCATTCGCCGGAAGGCGGGCACCGAAAGGGCATTGATTACGACAAGATCTATGCCCGGCGCAACCCCAAGCAGGCCTAGCCTGCGCCCACTCACTCGATAAACGAGGCGTTGTCATGCCAACCAAGACCTACACCGAAGGCACCCACACGGGCGAATACCTGCTGGAAGAAGCGGACATCAAACGCTCCCGAGAGCAGGGCACGCTGGCCAGCGGCAACCATGTGCCGGGCACCGTGCTGGCGCTGAATGCCGCGGGCAACTACGTGCAAGTCGCGCCCGCGGCGGAAGACGGCACCGAAACGGCCGTGGCCGTGCTGTACGCCGCCGTGGATGCCAGCGAAGCCCCGCAACCCTGCGTCGTCCATGCCCGCGACTGCACCGTGCACGGCGCCATGCTCACCTGGCCCGCCACCGCCACGGAAGAGCAGATTGCCGAAGGCATCGAAGCCCTGGCCGAGCACCACATCATCACCCGCGACTGAACCCGCTGACTGCCCAGGCAGGGCAGCATCACCCTTATTGATCACTGAAAAGAGAGAGACTGACCATGCCTGGTCCTTTTGATTCCGATATTTTCGAGATGGTGTCACTGACTGCCGCCATCAACGACGTCGACTACACCCCCAACCAGATCGGCTCGCTGGGCCTGTTTGAGTCCGAAGGCGTCAGCACCACCAACGTCCTGATTGAAAAGGACGGTGAAAAACTGGGGCTGGTCGAAAACAAGCCACGCGGCGCACCGGGGCAAGTGATTGGCGGTGATAAGCGTAAAGGCGTCACCTTCACCACCGCCCACCTGCCCACCACCGCCACCATTCTGGCCGATGAAGTGCAGAACGTGCGCCAGTTCGGCACCGAAGACCAGATGCAGGCCGTGCAAACCGTGGTGAACCGCCGCCTGGCCAAGATGGCGCGATTTATCGACATTACCCACGAATACCACCGCATCGGCGCGATCCAGGGCAAGGTGCTGGATTCCGACGGCACCACCGCCATCTACGATCTCTACCAGATCTTTGGTATAGAAGAGAAGACCGTCGCCATGGCGCTCGGCACGGCAGGCACCGATATTCAGGGCAAGTGCCTGGATATTCATGAGTTCATCGAAGCGGCGCTGGGCGGGCTTTCCTACACTGGTGCCACGGCGATGTGCGGCAAGAGCTTCTGGCGTAAATTCATCGCCCACAGCAAGGTGAAAGAGGCCTACGAACGCTGGCAGAACGGCGAACGCCTGCGTGCTGACCCCCGCGACGCCTTCTACTTTGGCGGCATCTACTGGGAGCGGTACCGGGGCGGCGGTGCGGTGAAGATCCCCGACGACCAGGCCCGCGTTGTGCCGCTGGGCGTCATGGACCTGTTCATTACCCGTTTCGCGCCTGCCGACTACAACGACACTGTGAACACCCTGGGCCTGCCGTACTACGCTTCCTCTGAAATGCTCAAGCACAACAAGGGCGTGGAACTGGAAGCGCAGTCCAACCCGGCTCACCTCTGCACCCGCCCGCAGGCGTGCATCAAGCTCACTGAGTAACCCGGTGCCCCATGGCCTTCTTCGACCAATACGCCAGCCGCCTCGATGAGGCGGCCATGCAGCACCTCAGCGACGGCCACGCCACCTACACCGCCGCCAGCGGCCCCGCGCTGCTGGAGGTGCCTTACCAGCTGGATCTAAGCCACGAAGTCTACGATCAGGACCAAGTGGCCATGCGCGTGGCCACCATCCTGTTGCCTGTTGAGCGGGTGCCGGAATCCCGGCAGGGCGATACCGTCGCGGTGCCGGGGCGGACGTGGCGGGTACAGCAGGTGCTGGAAGATGACGGCCAGTGGCGGCGGGTTTGGGTGTCGTAACCGACAGGGGGAGTTATGCCCAACCTACAGTTCGATATTCGGGAGTTGCAGCAGTTAAAAAAGCAATTTGAAGTCAAGGACGTCGAGAAGGCGTTGGCGTGGGCCGTCGATGCTAGCGCAAAAAAAGCCGCCACGCAGATCAGTAGGGATACTCGCAAATTTTATACTGTAAGCGCTGCCGATATTCGTCAAAGGCTCCGAATTGAACGCTATCGCCGTGACGTTGATCGAGCCATTCTCTATACGGGACGCCGCTTGCCGCTGGTTCAGTTCAAACCTTCTGAACGCTGGGTATCCGTAAACCCCAGGCGCCGTGTTCAAAGTGGCCCCCGTAAGGGCAGCATGGCCCGACGCCGGGGTGTCACCGTGACTGTGCGCAAGGACAAAGGGCGTCAACTTGTTCAGGGCGGCTGGTTGGCTAAAGGCCATATCTTGCGGCGTAAAGACAAGGAAGATACCCAAAGCCAGCCCATCATGCGGTTTGGCCCTTCCATACCCCAAATGGTGGATAACCCGAAAGTGATTGAGGCGGCTCAAGACTTGGTGCGTTCAGACCTTCCGCAACAGTTCAACGACCGCTTGGATTACATCTTGAGCAAAAAGGCAGGGCTGGTATGACAGACCCAGACATTATCGACGACCTGCTGGCGCGTTTGCGTGACGAATGCCCAGCAATGGCCACGGTCGATGAGGCGTGGTTCGCAGCGCCCATCGACAACTTTGATGCCCAGACCCCCGCCGCGCTGGCCTATCTGGCCGAAGACACCGCCCGTGGCGATGCTCAAACCACGCGCCCGGTGCAGGAAGTACGCCTGACCTACGGCATTTGGCTGGTGTGCAAGCGCAGCGAGTTCAAAGCCCAGCGCCAAGCACTGCGCGAAGCGCTGATGGGCCACGGCTTTAGCCCGCAGCACAACCCCATGCAGTACCGGGGCGGGCAAACCAACGACATACGCGGCGAGTTCATTTGGTGGCGAGAGTTCTGGACCCTCGACACCTGGCTACGCAACTAAGCCACCACTACCACCCAAACCCCGCCGCGGCGGGTTTTTTTACGCCTGGAGGCAACCCCATGCCCAATGCAGGAGGCCGCTACGAAATCCGTGGCGGCAAGCGTGTGCTCGTGCACAACACGCAGCCCACGCCAGCTAAGCCCGTCACGGCGGCAACGAAGCAACCCGCCGCCCCGGTGAAAACCGATGCAGCACCCAAGCCCGCTAAGGCAGCGGCCAAGCAAGAGGTAGATACCGATGAGTAAGCAATGGCGACGCCGCCTAGCCGTGGTGGCCGTAGAAACCCAGTACGGCGTAGCGCCGGACCCCGCCACCGCCACCATTCTTGAGGTGGTCATGCTCGATGCGGGCAACCCCTACGCGGGTAACACCGTCGAGCGGGAGCGCATGCGCTACGGGTTCGGAAACTTCGAGCAAATCAACACCGGCCCCAACGTCGAGCGGCAAATTCGCGTGCCGTTTTCCGGTTCCGGCACCGCCGGCGAGCCGCCCGCGTACTCCCCGCTGCTGCGCGCCTGTGCGCTGTTGGAAACCATCGACACCACCGAAGGCAGCGAAAGCGTTACCTACGAACCTGTTTCCCAGGGCATGGATAGCGTCACGATCTGGTGGTATGAGGATGGCCAAGTGCAGGAAATTCGCGGCGCACGCGGCACGTACGAAATCGGCGCCGATGCCCAGAGCCTGCCCTACTGGCAGTTCAACCTCACTGGCCTCTACAGCCGCCCCGAAAACGCCCCCAGCGTGCAGGGCGAGGAAAGCACCGTGGCCGGTGAAGTGCCGATCAACAAACAGAACAGCACGTTCACACTGTTCGGCTACCCGGCGCGCCTGCAAGCGTTCAGCCAGAACGCAGGCAACCAAGTGGAATACCGCAACCTGGTCGGTTACGAGGGCGTTCATATCACCGACCGCCGTGTGACGGGCAACATCACCATCGAAGCCCCGGCGCTGGCTGACTTCAACGCCTTCGAGAAAGTCGAAAGCCACCAGGGTGTCACGCTGGGTGCTGTCGCGCTGACCCACGGCACCACCCCCGGCAACATCATCAAAGCCGAAGGGCTGCAGGCGCAGGCCGCCAACATCACGCCCAGCGACAACCAAGGCATCATGCACTACGGCATGGAAATCCGTTACCTGCCCACCGGCAGCAACGACAACGATGTGAAGTACGTTTTCACCTAACCCACCCACTGCCACACCACGCCGCCCACCGGGCGGCGTGGTGGTTTATACGCCTACCCATTTCAAGGAAAACACACTATGTCTCTGGTACTGAAAAAGATCCCCGCCACCACCGTTGATGTGCCTGTTCAAGTGCCGGGCGAAGACAAGCCCTCCACTATTCAAGCTACGTGGAAGCTGCACGACTGGGCGAGCTATCGCGCCACGGTCGAAGCGCAGCAGAAGGGCGAGAAGGACGACGAAGAGCTGCTGGAGGACTTGGAAAACGTCACCGGCATTAAAGACGAGAACGGCAACGATCTGCCGTTTGACAAAGCGCTGGTCGAACAGCTCATGCAGGCCACCTACATTCGCCGCCCGCTGATTCTGAGCTGGTTTGCCGCCCAAGAAGGCCGTAGCCAGGCCGCCGCAAAAAACTAAGCGGCGCTGGCCGGTGGTGGGCGGGTGCCCGGTCGATCAAGGACCACACCGAGGAAGACGCCAAGGCGTGGGGCATCCAGCGCAAAAAGCCCCGCGCTCCCGCGCCGGAAACCTACGGCGTATGGGAGGAACACTGGCCAGCGCTGGAGCTGTTTCTCGCCATGCGCACCCAGTGGCGCGTGGTCGCGGGCATGGGCGGCGCCCATCACCAGGGGATTGACTACACCGCCCTGTACGGCCACCCCAAGTTCGCCCGGCTGGGGTTCGACGAGCAAGACGCCCTGCTGGCGCAGGTGCAGCACATAGAGGCGGGCGCGCTCGACGCCCTGAACGAACACCACGCCCTGGCCCAGCAGGAGGCCGAAGAGCAGCAGCGAATCACCCAGGCCATCGACGAACGCGCCGAGCTGAGTTATCAGCTGGAATGCCAGCAGCGTATCAACGTGCAGGAGCTGATGAATGTGAAGCACCTGCCCGCTGGGTATGGCGATGGGGCGTTTGTGGCGTAAACTGATCAAAAAAATAGCATTGACGTTAATACATAGCTACAAAAAGGATACATGCCGCCCCTTGCAGCTCTTGTTGGTGTGACGTATTCTCACGGTTATTATTTTTAAGTCAGCTTAATGGTAGTCGTCATAGGTCATGCAGAATCAGCCCGCAGAAATTTTCCAAACCATCAGAAGCAAGCTCTCCCAGCATGATGATAATGCTGGGCTTTCTGAGTGGGATCTGCATTGTTTGGCGCGTGACGCAAAGAGCATCCCGCATACGCTGCCCGAGCGCGATGCAGCTGAGATGCTTATCAATGCACGAATGCGAAAATTTGATCTGGCTGAAAAGCAGGCCGATACGTTTTTGGTTAAGTGGGGCAGAAGCTGGTCCAATCTCACACACGCCTCTGCCACGTATGCCCACTCTCTTTGCTACATTAAGAGCGTTGAATGCGTGGCTGAGGCTGCTAGCTTGCGCCCTGACCATGTCACTACGCTGCGAAACTTGGAGCACTTGAGCATGGTTGCAATTTTTCCCCAGCAGGCGTTTGCAGCAAAGCAGAAGCTCATTAGTTTGGGTATCAAGCCGGTCGAGGTAGACTTTGAGGAAATACGAGACGAACTGATCTGGATGCAAGAGCATAACGCTACCGATGAGCAGCTTTCCAGCTACTTCCAAGCTTGTGCAGATGTTTTAAAAACAAAGCTTGCGGGGCGGTCAGATTGCGTGTTTGCAACGCGTGAAAAGATAAGCACTTGCACAGAAACAGGCGATAAAATCCTTTGTGTTGATATTTGCGTTAACATCGATGGAGGAGACGCCGCTTGTATTCAGTGGGATATTTTTGCTCAGAAGGAGAAATATTTACCGGAACCTCTCTGGGATTTTTTCTCTGTAGGAATTAAACCTCTGGGAAAAATGGCGAAGGTTGTATGAGTCCAGAAGCATTTTTTCAGCTGGCACAAGAATTGGTAGAGAAAGATTGCGAAGCTAGTGCTCGATCAGCGGCAAGCAGAGCTTATTATTCGGCTTTTTTAGAAGCGCGTTCTAGAACAGACGATATTGAGCTGTACAATCCGCCGCCGCAGTCTCATAAGCGCGTAAGGGTGAAAGTTAATCAGCGTTACGGCTTTCAGATGAAAGAAGCTTTGCTGTTTATGTCTATACGGAGAAATGAAGCAGACTATGATCTGCATGATGATTTCTCCAAGGAAGACGCACTCCAGCTAATGCATATACGTCAAAATTTTATAGAAGGCCTTCAGTAGCCCCGCCCCGGCGGGGTTTTTTGTGGGCGTCCGCCGCACCACTGATAATGCAAACAGGCCCACCGCACCCCTTGGGAACCACCCGCAACGCCGCCATAATGAGCAGGCAGCTTGACGCCAGATACAAATTTCAAAGGAGGCGGCACATGATTGACTCGACTCATGGTGCTCCGGTAGATCGCCAAGCCCTTCGTGTTGGATTTTTTACGGGTGAACATTTTGACGTAGAGTTTACTGAAGACCGCCCCAAGAGAAGGATAACTCTGGAGGCGCCGCCAAGACGTCCGAAGCGCCCGAAGATAGCTAGGGATTATACGGGGCTGAAAAACGGGAGGATGACAGCTCTCTTTTGGTTGAAACCTACTAGCAATGGTCAGTCATCTTATTGGGTTGTACGGTGCGATTGCGGAAAATATGAGATTCGAAAAAAACTGGGGAAGTGGCATAAAAAGCATGGCGGCGAAGATATGTGCGAGGTGTGTGAGCGAGAGCGGGAAATGCTTAATGGCTTTCGTCCGAAAGCTTCGCACCGATCCCAAGGAGAACGACTGTTGCGCTGGGCGGAAGAAATGCGCCAACTTGGGCTGAATGACACCGAGATTACCGCTATTCGCTGTAATGATAACCTGGATACGAAAGGGAAAACCGCAGAGGAAATACGTCAAGCGCTGAGGAATGCTTCTCGCGCTTGACGCCTATGCTGCACGCGGGTAGAGTCTATTGCAAGAGTGTAGTAGCTCGAATGCAGCCGGTTTTCCGCGCCCGAAAGACGTGGTTTTTTTGTACCTGTTTTCTGGGTAACCCAGCCAGTTTATGGCCGGGAGGGTGACGGATAAAATACCCGCAAGGGAAAGAAGTCCACCGTGCTGCACGGCTACTAACCTCCTGGCCACCTCGTTCGTGGTGGTCAACCGTTTAGTAGCGGAGCAGACCATGTCAGCGCAAACAGCCTTTACCCCTATCTCTATTAATTTCCACGGCACCTCCATTCCTACCTTCAGCGTCGAGGGTATTGTTCGTGTCGCCATGAAACCCATTTGCGATGCCATCGGCTTGCAGTGGGAAGCACAACTTAAGCGTATCAAGCGTCATCCAGTGCTAAATACCTGCATGTCCATGATGGACGCTCAGCTCCCGGGTGATCAGCAGCGCCGCTGCTTCATAACTTTACCCCTGAGTAAACTCAACGGCTGGCTATTTGGTGTAGATGCTTCTCGCGTAAAGCCGCAAGTGCGCGAAAAGCTAGTGGAATATCAGTCTGAATGCTTCGACGCACTCAGCGATTACTGGCAGAAGGGCCACGCCAGCAACCCGCGCACCGCCACCCCTGACGAGCGGGCAGGCCTTCGCGCAGCGGTCACCATGCTGACCACCAAACGGGGCCTGATGCACAGCGCGGCCTACAGCCTGGTGCACCATCGCTTCAACGTGGAACACATCGACGAACTGACCCCCGAGCAACTGCCCGAGGCCGTCGAGTACATCCACCGCATGACGCTGGAAGGCGAGTACCTGGGCAAGGCCGCGCTGCCCGCGCCCACCGCCGAGCAAATCGACTACCCGATCACGCGCCCATGGAACGAATGGCAGGAGCACCACCTGGTGGGGATGGATGCGATGTACTACTCCGACATTCGCCGCCTCATCAAGCAACTGCTGGAAGCCGCCCGCACCGGTGCCACCCTGCAAGTGGGCAATGTGGCCGGCATTCAGGAAGAGCTGAAAGCCCTCACGCACCTTTGCCAAACCCGTGGCATCCAGAAGCGCAAGGCCGAGGAAAAGCTGGCGCACATTCAGAACTTCGTCGGCTCACTGGCCAAAACCACCACCTGCCTGCAAACCACGCTGGCGCAGTAACTGGGAGAGAGGACCATGCCCAACTATGAAGCCATTGGCCGCTGCAAGCATATCAGCGACGAAATTAACAAGCTGGTCCGAGAGCGCGCACAAGTGCTGCGCGACTTGTCCGCCAGCTTAGCCGCGGATGCTGATATTCAGGCAGATCAATACTCGGTTCCGAATGTCACGACCGAATATCACCAGCAGAAATTGGAAAAGGTGGATCGGCTAAGCCAGGAGATTACGGATAAAGTCAGCGAGCACAACAAGTGGGCAAAAGAGGCTGAGGCACACCGCATCGTGTTCGAAAGGTAGCGCGTGCACACTTAACGCCTAGCCAAACTTAATCAAGTGCGCTACGTTCCCTGTTGGGGTGACTCAACGGGGATTTTGTCGTGGCTGAATTTTGTTTGGATTGCTCGATCCGCTATCTGGGCCCAGACTCTGCCAAGTACGCGGGCGGGCTATGTAAGCGGGGCGAAACAGCTTTCATGCTGTGCGAAGGGTGTGGTGATATTGTCGAGGTTGACCACCAAGGGAAGCGATTGGAAGAGCCGGGAGAAACGACGTGATAGCTTTTCTGCTTTTTTTGATTCTAGTAGTGCTGCTTTACTCCGTGGGGCTGTTGCCTGGGGTAATGAAGTTCTTATCTGGCCTATTCGCATTGATTCTAGTGTTTGTTGCGATAGGCCTATATGGTCTCCCGGCGGTGGTGGGTGCTGTTGTAGCAGCGCTATTGGTGGCTGTGTTCGGGATTCTTGTGACTTTCTGGTGGGTCTCTTCCAGCTCTAAAATTGGTCGGGTGGCAAAGTCTCACCGTGGTGATTTAGAACGCCAGTTGGCTAAAATTAACGCCGAGCAAGCCCAAAAGAGAAAGGCCAAGGAAGAAGCGCAGAAAGTGAGCGAGCCTACGCCTGTAGCCTCTCCACCAGTTACGACAACACGTTCTGCGCCGCCTGCTGATAAACCTATGCCCGGTGAGCTGGAGCGGCCCGTGGAAGTTCGCTTTAGTTACCGAGGGCAGAGAGATTCAGCTCCAAAACAACAGCATGTCAGCATCCAGCGTGTCAGCACTCAGGGAGGCCGCGTGTTTCTAAAGGCGCTCTGCTTGCAAAGTGGGGCGGTCAAAATGTTCATGGTTGACCGTATTAAAGGGGATATTGCCAGCGCCTCAAAAGAAGAACAGGTAAACCCGCAGGATCATACGCGAGTAGAAGCACTCAGGGCTGCACTGGCAGCGTTAGGATAATCCATTACCCATAGCAGTTATTCGAAAAACCCGCCCTGTGCGGGTTTTTTTGTGCCCGCAATGTGAGGTGTCGCCATGTCCCGAGGACGTGAATACAGAACAGGCCTGATCATCACCGGCGACGCCAGTGGTGGCATTCGGGCGATTAGAGCCACGGAAGGCGAGCTTGGAAAGCTCAATACGCGCTTTGATAGCAGCTCTCGGTATTCCCGCCAGCTGGGCACCGATGCGGTGCGTACTGGCCAGCAGTTGAAAGAAATTGACCGGGGCGCTACCGATGCCAGCCGTGGCCTATCGCTGGTGCAGCGTGCCGCCACCCTAGCTATGGCCGCGTTTTCGATTCGCCAACTGGGTGCGTACGCCGATGGCTGGTCAGACCTCAATTCGCGCATCCTCAACACCACCAAGGATGTCGAGCTTTCTGACCACACCATGCAGCGGTTGGCAGAGACGGCACGGGGCACGTATTCCAGCCTGAACCAAACCGCTGAGGCGTACCTGAACAACGCCACCACGTTGACAGAGCTGGGCTACAGCACTGAACGGCAGCTGGATCTATCGGATGCGCTGAACAACGCCCTGGTAATCAGTGCTACCCGTGGCCAGCAAGCTGAATCGGTCATGAACGCGCTTTCAAAGGCGTTCGCGGCGGGGGAGCTGCGCGGCGACAACTTCAACACCGTGATTCAGAGCGGTGGTCGCATTGCTGAAGCACTGGCGGCAGGTCTCGGGGTGGCCACCATCGAGCTACGCGAAATGGCGGCAGCAGGCGAGCTGACCACAGCCAGGGTGTTCGATGCGTTGACCTCGCAAATGCAGGTGCTGCGCCAAGAAGCCGAAGACATGCCAGCCACGATTGCGGACGGCTGGACCCTGATCGGCAATGCTTCGATGGAGTTGGTGGGCCGCCTGGATCGTGCCGCCGGGGCGTCGGAGCGTGTGGCCACGCTGATGATTGGTGCTGCTGATGGCATTACCGCATCCATTGACCCGCTGATTGAAAATTTAGACACCCTGCAAGACATAGCCACACTGGTGGCGGTGGTGGTGGGTGGACGTTATGCCGCATCTATGGCGGCAGCGACCAGCAGCACGGTACAGAAAATCATTGTCGACCGTACCCATACGGCGGCGCTGCTGGAGAGCCAGGCTGCCGAGGCGCGCCGCGCCACCATGGCGGCCCGCGCAACGGCGGCTGAGCAAAGCACCGCTGCAGCGCGTGCCACCATTGCCGCCCAGCGGGCTGCCCAGCATACGGCGGCTATGGCGCAGGATGTGCAGCGCGTGCAGTCGTTGCAGGCCACGTTGGCCGCAGAGCGGGCGCTGGCTGCCCAGCGGCTGCAGGAGCAGGCGACAGCGGCAGGCCGCATGCAGGTTCAGGCCCGCATTGCGCAGCTGCAAACCGCTGAGGCGGCGGCCAGTAATCAGTTGACGGCGGCGAGCGTTCGCCTGACGCAGGCACAAACCGCCGAGGCTGCCGCCAAGCGCACGTCGGCGCTGGCGAGCATGGATAAGGCGCGTGCAGATACTGCCGCTACCGCTGCTGCTGGTCGTTATACGGTTGCCGCCCATGCTGCTGCCACGGCCAACGGTGTATTTGCGACTACTGCCCGAGCAGCTGCTGGCGCGCTAGCACTGGTAGGTGGTCCCTTTGGAGCGGCGGTTATCGCAGGCTTTGGCCTGTATTACTTCCGTGAAGAGCTGGGACTTACTGATGAGAAAATGCAGGGCACCATTGATACGGTGGGTGATCTTGGAGCCTCATTTGTCAGTGAGTTTAAAGGAGTAGGAGCGGAGCTTTCCACAGGGTTCCGAGGCGTAAGAGCTGAGTTGATCGAGCTGGACGCCTCATTTTTTGATTTGAAGGCCAGTGCAGTAGAGTCGTTCAGCGGCATAGTGGACAGTAGCACGTCCGTCATCAACCTGGGCTTGATACCGCTGCAGAATGCAGTAAATGCCCTTGACTCCACGTTTGCAGGCTTGATTTATCGGGTGGCAAACGGGCTTGAGTCCGCTGGGGCTATGCCTTTTGGCATGCAAAATGTATTTGGTGAGCAGGTCAGCCGACTTCGCGGCATGGCTGATGGCTTGATGGATGGCTTGATTGAGCCCATTGGCATATCCACGGATGTTCTGGAAAGCAATAGTCAGGCACTGCGAAACCAGGCCAATGCCCTGCGCGAATCGGCTGCAGAGATTCGTGGTAACGCCATTCCGGCCAACGCTGACCTGGTCGTCACATACCAGACGATTGATCAGTGGCTCGATCAAATAGAGCGAGCTGCCCGCAGCACGGGCAACAGCATAAGCAGCAATGCCCCCAGCGCTGCCACCTTGGAGGCATGGGGGCAGTACAACGACAGGCTGCGTGAAAACATAGCCGCCCAACGGGATGGCGGTTCGGCTATCGGAGCCGCTGGCCGTGCGCTTGATGCAATGGGAGATGGCGTTAACAGCGTCATGCGCGGTTACAGCATTTTCCTCGCCGTTCAGGAGGAAGCGCTAAAGGATAATGTGAAGGCTCAAAGGGAGGCCGCGACCGCCGCTCAGCAAGCGGCACGCGCTCAAGCCAGCGCTGCGCAGCAGGCCGCCCGTGCCGCCGAGCAAGCCGCAAAGCAGCAAGCCGACGCCCTGCGCTCTATTCAGCACGAAATGGACCCGCTGCTGGCCGAACACGCCACGTACATCGAGCGCTTGGGCGTGCTGGATAAAGCCCTGGCAGACGGCACGCTGACCCAGGAGGCATACGGTGAAACCGTTCGTTGGGCGGCAGCACAGTACGCCAGAGCGGCCACGGGGGCCGACGACTACGAGAAGCAAACCGCCTCCCTGGTAAGCACCTATGATCGCCACAACCAGCGTGCTGCTGAGCTGCAAAACGCTCTGCGCGATATAAACGAACGTTACCGCGCAGGCGTTATTGACGGTGAGCAGTACCTGCGAATGGTGGCGGGCGTGCGCAAGGAAATGGCCGATCTGGCTCTGGAAGCCGACCCGGCAGCTCAGGACATGGCCCGCGCCTGGGAGGAGGCGGGCAACCGTATCGACGAGACGTTTGCCGATGCGTTCCGTGGCGCGTTTGATTCGTTCGAGTCGTTCTCCGATCAGCTCCTGAACGGCTTCAAGCGCCTGCTGGCTGAGCTGGCCTACCAGGCCACCTTGCGCCCCATCGTCGTGGGTTTCACCCAGGACATGCAGGGCCTTATGAGCGGCGGCCGTGGCGGCTTTGGCAACACTATCGGCGCTGCGCGTTCGCTGTTTAGCTCTGGGTCCAGCCTGCTGGGCGGTGGGGCAGCGGCGGGCGGCCTGTACGCCAGCGCAAACACGGGTGCCGCTGCGGGTGGGCTGTACGGCAATATTGCCACCAGCGCGGCAACCTCAACCGGCATCATGTCCAGCATCACCGCAGGCGTCAGCGCCGCCATGCCCTGGATTGCGGGCGGCCTGGCCCTTGACTCGCTGCTGGGCGGGGGCATTACCAAGGCCATCGGTGGGATTTTCGGCGGCAGCTGGAAAACCCAAGACGGCGGCCTCAATCTGGGCGTATCCGGCGGCGACATTACCGGCAACCAGTACGAACAGCAGCGCCGTAGCGGCGGGCTGTTCCGCCGCTCCCGCAGCCGTACCATCACCAGCGGCCTCGATGGCGAGCTGCAGGCGATGTTGCAACAGGCGTACAGCGCGCAGGAACAATCACTGGCGTTCACGCTGGAGGTGCTGGGGCAGCAGTCCAGCGCCCTGAATGCGTTCAGTTCGGGCCTCACGCAAATCAGCACCCAGGGCAAATCGGAGGCCGAGGTAGAGCAGGCCGTGCAGGAGTGGCTGCAGGGCATCGTCAACCGCGCCGCGCAAAGCGTGGTAGACCCCAGCCAGTACGCCATGGCAGGCGAAACCACGGTGGAAACCCTCAACCGCTTGGCTACTGCGCTGACGGGGGTAAACCCGCTGCTGGAGCAGCTGCACGATTTTACCTACGAAGCCTCGCTGAGCGGTGGCGCCGCCGCTGCCCACCTGCTGGAGCTGGCGGGCGGGCTGGATGCGCTGGCCGCCCGCACCCAGTATTACTACGACAACATCCTGACCGAGGCCCAACGCCACGAAATCAGCATGAACCGCGCCACCCAGGCCATGGCCGCGTTTACCGCCCAAACCGGGCACATCATCAACAGCACTGATCAGCTGTATGAGCTGGTCGAAGGCATCGACCGCAACACCGAAGCGGGCCGCGCCCTGTACGTGGCCGCGCTGGATCTGGCGCCCGCGCTGGTGGAAGTGGAAAAAGGGCTGGAGCGCGTGCGCGACCGCTTCGAGGATATGCTGCGCGACGCCGAAAGCGCCCTGAGCAGTGCCGAGCAGCAGGCGCGTAGCGCGTGGCAGGCGTTCGACAATCAGGCGTACCGCCAGCAGCTCACCCTGCTGGGCCTGATGGGCGACGAGCAGGGCGCGCTGGCGCTGCAGCGCGAGCGGGAACTGCAATCCATCGACCCGCTGTTGCACGAAACCCAGCGGCGGATCTGGGCGATGCAGGACGAAACCGCCGCGCAAAACGAAGCCACCCAAGCGGCGCAGCGCTATATCAGCGAGCTTTCCCGCGTGCGGGATCAGCTCGCCAGCTCGCTGGGCAGCATTAGCCAGTGGGTTGACCAGCAGCGGGCCACCGGCAGCGCCCCCGGCGCCAATCTGGGCGAGGCACAGGCGCAGTTTGCCCGGCAGCTGGTGCTGGCGGAGAGCGGCGACCGTAACGCCCTGCAATCAATCACCCAGTACGCCGACCAGGTGCTGCAGGCCAACGACGCGTACAACGCCAGCAGCGCCGCAGGGCAGCGGGTGCGCGATGACGTACTGGCGGCGCTGGAGGGCCTGCCCGATTCGATTAGCGATGCGCAATTTATCGTTGATGGATTCCGCGACGTGGTCAGCAGTGACATGGCCCGTGAAATTGAGCGGGCGATTTTCAGCTCACGCTACAAAATCGACACGCTGATTGAGTTTGCGGCGAACGCCACGGATCTGCCTGCCGACCTGCGCACGATTTTGGGCGAGCAGGCCCATCGGCTGGACAGCACGATCAACTACCTGCTGGGCGAAAACCAGCTGGATGCCGAGCTGCGACAACTGGCATTGCTGGCCACCAACAATCTGGTGGCCACGGTGGATTACATCACCGGCTCGACGCTCAGCACGAGCGACAAAATGCTGGCGCTGAGCAGCAGCAATATCATGACCGCCGTGATTGATTTTGTGCTGGGCAGCGATATAGACCGGGCCAGCAGGGTGTTGGCGTTGGAGTCGTCCAACAAATACACGTCCATGATCGACATGATTCTGGGCCGTGATATTCACCCGGACGACCGCCGCTTGGCGCTCGACAGCACTCACCGCTACGCCAGTTTGATTGACTACGTGGTGCGCTCAGAGCTGACCGGCGGCAACCGTCGGTTGGCGCTGTCGTCGCTCAATGAGTACGACGCGCTGATTGATTACGCGACCCGCACCGACATTACCAGTGACGACCGGCGGCTGGCGCTGGATAACGGCAACCGCTACCTCAGCACAATGGATTACATCGTCGGGCGCGATATAGACGACGGCAGCAAAGAGATGGCGCTCATGTCATCAAATCGCTACCTGAGCATTATCAATTTCACGTTGGGGAGCGACATTAGCCGTGCTGACAGAACGCTAGCGCTAGAGAGCGCGAACCGTTTTGACGCGGTGGTGCGCTATGTAGTGGATTCGCCGCTCACCGGGGGCGACCGCCGCCTGGCGCTCAGCGCTGGGCAGCACTATGAGGCGCTAATTGGCTACTACGTCGATAAAGACGTGAGCAGGCAAGACCGACAACTGGCGCTGAACAGCGGCAACCAGTACCTCAGCATGATCGACCTGGTGCTGGGCAAAAACCTGAGTGCCGACAACCGCCGCTTGGCGCTGAGCAGCAATAACCGCTTTGTCAGCATCATTGATACGGTGATTGGCAAGCAGATTACGGGCGGCGACCGGCGGCTGGCGCTCAATTCAACGAACCTCTACACCACGATTGTGGATGCCGTGTTTGCCAACGGCATTAGCGCCGATGTGCGCACGCTGGCGCTGAGCAACACCAACGCCATCATGGCCACCATCGACGGCGTGCTGGCGCGCAACATGGACGGCGACGTTAAAACGCTGGCGCTGCAGAAATCCAACACGTTTCTCACCACGCTGCACACCGCCCTGGCCGATGGGCGGCTGTCGGCAGATGAGCGCCGCGTGCTGGATGCCAAAAGCGAGAGCATCGTTAAAACCCTGCGCACCGGCGGCAACCTCAATTTGAGTGCCGACGAGTGGGCGGTGATTAACGCCGCCAGCGGGTCGCGGCGGCTGGAGCTGCTGGCCGATGTAGCGTTTGGGCGTACCGATCTGGACCACCTGGCTGACATCGACAACAACACCAAACCACTGGCCGAGCAGGCCCGCGACCAGCTGAAAGAGCTGACCGGGCTGGTGGGGGAAATGAGCCGCACCACCGATCAATTCGTGGGGCTGAACAGCAACATCGTCAGCCTGCGCGACTCGATCAACGCCCTGGGCGTCGCCCAGGCCGAGGTGGCCCGCATCGAGCGCGAACGAGCGGCAGCGGAAAAAGCCGAGCGTGACCGTATCGAGCGGGAGCGGCAGGCAACCCGGCTGGTGGCGCAAGCCGCGTCAGTACAGTCAAAAATCGATGAGTTCTACGGCCTGGCTGAACAAACAGGGCGTAACGCCAACGATAACGTTGACCGCTACCGCAGCTATGGGTGGATCACGGGCGACCAGGGCGAGTTTGTCAGCCGTATTGCCAGCTGGACCCAGCAAAGCCAAATGGCAGCGTGGACAGCGCGCCGCTTGGAACTGGCCGGAGGCCGTGAGCGTGAACTGGAGCGCATGCGGCAGGAGTACCGCAGCCTGACCGGCAGCCTCGCCCCGTTTGCCGAGGGCGGTTATACCGGCCCCGGCGGTAAATACCAGCCCAAGGGCATCGTGCACGCTGGCGAGATCGTCTGGAGCCAAGCGGACATTGCCCGTTTCGGCGGCGTGGGCGTGGTGGAATCGCTGCGCACCGGGGCGATACCTGCCGCCGCACCACAGCTGCCCATGCCCGCACTGCCCAATTTCCCGCTCCTCAATCGCAACGACCAGCACGAACTCATGCGCGACCTGCTGAATGAAAACAGGCAGTTGCGCAAAGAGCTGAGTGCCCGGCTCGATAAGATCGAGAAGCACGGGGCGGCGGGCGTGGCGGTGCAGCAGGAAGCCGCGAAACAGCAGATTCAGGAACTCAAGAAAAGCAACGAAGCGCTGGGCGGGCTGAGCGCTAACGCACGATTGGAGGCGAGCCGATGAGCAATTTCTGGCGTCTGCAGGTAGACGCGCTGGGGCCGGACGACCAGCCCGTGACCCTGCGATTTTGCACGCCGGGCTACCGCGACAGCGCCCCGGTGCGCTGGCGGGCACGCATCCAGCAGCCGGGGCTGTTTGCCGCCGGGCTGTACGCGGGGCAGTTGATCAGCGTGCCCCGTGCCGGGTACGGGGAAACCACGTTGATCAACAACGACGGCGCCCTGAACGAGCTGGTGGACTACGCCATGGATGGCCGCCGTGCCCTGCTGGAGCTGGTAAGCAACGGCACCGCCACCACGGTGCTGGATGGCACCGTAGGGCGGGTGTCGTTTCAGCGTTCGGTGGTCTCGATACGCCTACGCGACCCCGCCGAGCCGCTGCAACAGCCCCACCCCAATAACCGCTACGCCGGGGACAACGTGCTGCCCGAGGGGCTGGAGGGCACCGACGACGACCTGGGCGGCAACGTCAAACCCCGGCTATACGGGCAGGTGCGCAACGCCAATATTGGCCGTTTCGCGGTCAATACGGCGCGGCTGGTCTATCAAGTCAGCGACCAGCCCGCCACGGTGCTGGCCGTGTTTGATAACGGCGTAGCGCTGGATAACGGCGGGGCCTACAGCTCGCTGGCCCAGCTGCACAGCGACCCGCCAGAGGAGGGCGAGTACCGCAGCTATCAGGGCTACGTGCGGCTGGGCGTGCCGCCGGTGGGCGAGCTGACCTGTGATGCCGACGCCCCGCTGACCGCCGCCGGAGACGTAGTCGCGCAGATTGCCGAAGAGGCGGGAGTCACGGTAGACAGCGTGGGCGCGCTGAACAGCCGGGGCGCGGTGCGGCTGTGGGTGACGGAAGAGGCCCGCACGGCAGACCTGATAGACCGCTTGGTGGCGTCCTGCGCGGGCTACTGGCGGCTGACCCGCACCGGCACGCTGGAAGCGGGGCTGCTGGCCCCGCCCGCCACTACGCCGGTGCTGACCCTGCGCGACCACGCGATTATCACGATAGAGCGGGAGGCCGCCGGGGCGGGAGACAACGGCCTGCCCGTGGGTCGTGTCACCTGGCAGGCTGACCGCATCGAGACCGTGCAAACCGAGCTGACCGACCGCGTACCCACCGAGCGCCGGGCGCGGCTGGCCAGCCCCACGCGGGACGCCGTAGCGGTGGATGCGGCTACGCTGGAACGCCACCCGCTGGCCGCCGCCGTTACCGTGGCCAGCGACCTCGCCAGCCGCAGCCACGCCGCCACGGTGGCCAACGATGTGCTGGCGCTGCTGTCGCCCCGCCGCGACCGCGTAAGCGTCATCGCCCGCGCCCGGCAGGCGGCGGGCCTGCTGGTTAATCAAACCGTCCGCATCGAAACCCCCCGGCTGGGCTACACCAGCGGGCGTAACCTGTTGATAGTGGGGCGAGAAGTGGACGCATCAAAAGAGCGCGTGACCCTCACGCTATGGGGCTAAACATGATCGAAGAAGGCAAGTTGCTGCTGGGCTGGCCCAACCATATCGACCACACCACGCTCACCGGCGGCAGCTGGGAGGCCGAGCTACCGCTGACGAACCTGCACGACCCCACGTTTGCCGAGCAGGCCCGCACCGTTGGCCTGGCCACCGCCAACACCCAGCTACTGGCCACGCTGGGGCGGTTTCGGCCCATCGGGGTGGTGGCGCTGGCGGCCCACAACCTCACCGCCAGCGCGCGGTGGCGGGTCACGGTGTATTACGACGCCGAGGCCACCAGCATCGCCCACCAGAGCGAATGGCGGCGGGTATGGCCTGCCGTGTACTCGACGCTGGAGCTGGAATTCGAGTACGACAACTGGTGGGGCGGTGAGTTTAGCGACGACGACCGCCAGAATTTCACCCCGCTGGCCACCCTGTTTCTGCCCCAGTCTCACGTCGCCCGCGCCGTGCGCATCGAGATGGACGACCCCGGCAACCCGGAGGGGTTTATCACCCTGGGGCGCGTGTTTGTCGGTGGGCTCTGGCAGCCCGATTACAACATGAGTTACGGCTGCCAGTGGGGCTACGAGATCGACACCACGTTCGAAACCGCAGGCAACGCCGACCGCACTCGCTACCCGGACGTGGCCACGCCCAAACGCACCGTGTCGTTTGCGCTGGAGCATCTATCCCAAGAAGAAGGCTTCCGCCGGGCGCTGGCCATCGACCGCACGCTGGGCCTGCACGGCGAAATCCTCTACGCCGAAGGTACCCAGGCCACGCCCGAGAGTTTCGCCAAAACGTTCATCGGGCAGCAAATGCAAATCAACGCCCTGACCCACCCCTATGCCATGACGTACAGCAAGCCCATGGCCCTGATGGAGATCCTATAAATGGCATCCGTAACGTTCCCCCCGCGCATCGGCGGCAGCGGCAACACCTACACCGACGACGCCAACCCCAGCACCGGGCTCTACGACGGCGGCCACCGCCAGCGCCTGCTACCCATGCTGAGCGACACCGCCGCCGCCGCTGATTACGTCAACCGCTACGCCCAGGCCATCGACGGCGCCAAGGCCAACGCCGACCGCGCTGAGGATGCCAGGGGGTTTGTTGAGGCCGTGGCCGAGGCGTACAAAGTCAACCTGCTGGACGCCTACCGTGACCGAATTACGCTGGGCGCGGATTTTCGAGCAGGGCGGTATACGCGGGATGATGGGGCGCGGTTAGATACTAACGATCCGAGCTTGATCTTTAGCATAGTACGTTCGACGCCCAAATTTCTGGAAGGCTCCGGCAGAATTTTGAAAGAGTATGCACCCAATTTTATTGGTCGTGAGTGGTCTGAAGGAAAGCCGCTGGGGGCGGTGATCGAGCCTAACAGTCAAAACTTGCTGGTTTATAGTGAGGATTTTTCAGGCTCAGGCTGGATGGTTCCAACATCATTGGGAGACATAAAGGATGGTTTAGCTTCTTGGTTAAACAAGCCCTATATGCGTTATGATAACTTCACTTTTAGTGGCTCATTGTCGATTCTACAAAACATAACCATTTCTTCCGGTCAGACTGTAACTCTATCCGCGTATGTGTCTAACGAAACAACGCCGCGCTATTTAGTTTTTAACATGGGCAATGATTTTAGAATCGCCGTTGATACGACGAGCGAGGTTATAAGCTCAAATCAAATTGGTGTGACTGCCGCGTTATTTGTAAGAAAAACACTCAATGGGCGTAGATTTTGTCTCACTACCACGCTGCCCGCAACTCAGAACAGGTTCGGCGTGTTTTTTAGAAAATCTAACACCACCAGCTATAACGACAATTGGGTGTCGGGCGATGTCATTGCGCTGACAGCGCTGCAGCTGGAAATTGGCGATAAGGCCACATCGTACATACCTACGCTAGATTCAAGCGTCACGAGGCAATCTGATCAACTATATCGAGTGTCAGAGGGTCAATTTAGCAGGCAGCACGGTACATTTTATGTTGAGTATTTAAAGCCACGCGGTGGTTTTGACTACATTCTAGGCTTGGGCACTGGTAATGGTGAGGAAATAAACATTGGGAATTCCAGTGTTAATTCAACGTTTATAAATTTAAGGGCGGCTGGCGAGTCGTCTAACGTCATTGCGCCCAATCAACAATCCCAAGCTGGGCAGCTGGAAAAGGCTTTATTTACTTATTCGTACAACGGCACGTCTTACGTGTTTGAGCTGTTTGTGAATGGCGAATTTGTTGGTAGTGCAGAGCTACCTCGCCTGCCTACTGGATTTGAAAACAACATTGCGATAGGACGACGACGGGCGAATTTCAACGATCTCCACGCGAACACTAATATTCTCGAATTTTTTTACATCCCATCTAAATTGTCACGTCCCGAAGGGCAGGAGCTAACCGCACTATGATCGACGCCATCCTACACCTACTCGCAGCCACTGAGCTGCCCGCCCACCTCACCGACGACAACGGCAGCCCCGCCCTCAGCGACCCCCAAGCCCACAACGCCGCAGGCGACCGCCTGCACTACGTGCGCCTGCCCGCCGAGCAGCTGGACGAGTGGCGCGCCCATGCCACGGTGCTGGCAGAGGCCCCGTACACCGGCACCGGCACCGCCGAGCGCGTCTACCAGCAGCTGCAGGACGACGCCGAGGCCTGGGCGCTCTATACGTCGGTGTACGACACCACCCCCCGCGAGATCGACGACGGCGAGGGCGGCACCACCACCTACACGCCCCCGCTAAAATTCGGCATGCTGGCCGAAAGCGCCCTGCCGGTGCCGGAATCCGTCACCAGCCGACAGGGCATGGAGCAGCTGATACGGTTGGGCCTCGATGAGCAGGTAGACGACGCCATCAACGCCATCGAGGACGTGGTACAACGCAAAATCGTCCGCAACTGGCTGGACAAAGCAAGCGTCTGGGAACGCAAAAACCCCCAATTCATCGCCCTGTCAACGCAGCTAGGGCTCACCCCGGAACAGTCCGATCATTACATGCGGGAGGCGGCGGGGTTGTAAGCCATATCGCACAAACGTCGAGCGGATCTCCTACATTCATGCAGCGCAGCATGCGCTACAGTGTGTGCATGACGCCACGGATCGCCGCTTTAAGCATGTCGGAAGCGTCATGACAGGGAGTAAAGACTGAATGGATTCAGGCTTGCCACGGACGGCGAACCATGCCCAGCTCCCCCTCGGGGTTTCTCGCCCGCCGCCACACCCCTTCTCTAATCAGATCTGGCCGCCCCAGCAGGTAGCCCATTGCCCCCGGCTTCATCGCGTCTTCGTGCAGTTGCGATACGTGACAGCGGCCGCTGTAGAGCTGCCCTTTGTAAATCACATGAAACTCGATGATGCGACCGTTTGGCGTGCGCCTGCGAAGGCTGATCCAGCCCTTCTGCTCCAGGCGCTTGCGCCAGAGGACTGAGCGGTACCGTTCATCCATGGGTCACATCGCTTCGGCGGGGTTCCAGCGGATTCGGACATGCTCCGCGGTATCGTCCAGCGGCACCATGGTGACGTTCTCGACGGTGCCCAGATCCTCGAGCAGGCGCAACCAATCCTCGTCCGCGTCGTCTGGCTGGCGCTGGATCTCGGTGCAATTCTCCGACTGAGCCGCCGGCGAATTGATCTTGCGCTTCACGCGCTCGACCAAGGCCGCATAGGTTTTCTCTGACATGACCGCCTCCGATTAACTGGCTATATGTACAGCATGTAGGGCGAGTATAGACAGCGGCAGGGCGGGGCGTCTACCGGGCATGGGGGGGCTTGGTCGCAGTTTGGTCGCAGACTGAGCGCGACCAGTGCGCTGTGTGTAAGCATAGGAATTTCGTAAAGTACTGTTTTTGCTGAAAAGCCTTGTGCAAGCGCGGCTTCTGAAAACAGGCTGCGCGGGTTCAAAATCCGCCGCCTTTACGGGTGTGCCAGTTCGAGTCTGGCCACCGGCACCATCTTTGAAATCAGGGGCTTAGGCCCCTTTTTTCGTCTCTGAATGCCTCGTTTTTCTAGTCCTCTTTTCCTTCGGTTGTCCACTTTGTGTCCATCGGAATATGCGGCGCGTACTTGATGGCATCGGCCAAATGGTCGGGCGACAGGTGTGCATAACGCATGGTCATGGTGATGCTTTGGTGTCCGAGAATCTTTTGTAACGTCAATACGTCTCCCCCGTTCATCATGAAATGCGACGCGAAGGTGTGGCGCAGTACGTGTGTGCGTTGCCCTGGTGGCAGGTTGATTTGCGCCTCGAGGACGGCAGCCGAGAAGGCTTTGTAGGCGGGCTTGGGGAAAAGCCTGCCGACTCTGGGGCCGTGTGCTTTCAGGGCGTCGTAGAGATCCTGTGGAAGGGGGATCGTTCGGTTCCTGCGGTTCTTGGTCGCGGTGTAGGTGACGCGGCCATTACGGAGCATTTCAGCACGCAGGTACTGGGCTTCGCTCCAGCGGGCACCCGTGACCAGGCATAGACGTGTGATTAAATCCACGTGGGGGTTGTTGGATGCGCTGAGGGCGGTAAACAGGGCCTTGATATCGTCATGAGTCAGGTAGGTGAGTTCCTGCTCATGCAGGCGCAGGGGCTGCACCTTGGCGAAGGGGTTTCCTTCGGTCCATTCGTCGAGTCTTATCAGGGTGTTGAACACGGCGCGCAGATGCGCCTGGTCATGGTTGACGGTGTTGGGGGTAATGCCAGACGCCAGGCGTTTCTGCCTGAGCAGGGAGGCATCGGCGGGGGTGATCGTGCTGGCCAGCGGGTTGCCCATCATGTCGGCCAATGCATTGAGCTGTGAGCACCGCCGTTTGCCGTCTCTGAGCGATACGCCGTGGTGGTTATACCAGAGGTCGATGAGATCCTTTAAACGGCGCTTGTCGCGTGGCTTGGGCTCGTAGGGCTCACCTACAGCAGCCTGACCCAGAACGTAGCTTTCAAAACGCTTTGCCTTGGCTTGGGTGGGGAAGGTTTTACGAACCCGTTTGCCATGGGCACCAAAGGGCCGTACATCGACCTGCCAGCCTTTCTCTACTCTTTTGATGGCCATTTCTACGCTGCCTTCCCTATCAATCGTCGCTCGATGAGCTTCTGTTCCACGATCTGCCGGAATTGCCCCGAATCAACCCCTCGTCGTCGGTAGTATTCTGCGAGGTCGTCCCACATGCCGGAGCGTTGGAGGAAGCGGACGGCTTCGTGGGTGCGGTATCCCTGGCGGGCATAGATGCTAATGAGGTTGCCGAACGCCAGGGTGACGTTCTTTTCGTTGCCAAGTCCTGGGGCTTTGCGTGCCCGTTTGTACATGAAGCCTGGTTCATGGCAGTAGAAACGGGCGTCTTCCTGCATGACTTGCCACGCGGGATCAATGAGGTTGCGGCGTGTGTCCAGGCGGTAGGATTGCATGGCGGTACGCCAGAGGCCGGAGAGGTGCGGTACCACGTCCACAAAGCGGTTAAAGCCGTGGGTGTGATCGAGGACTTCACCGGTATCGACGTTGCAGGGGATGCCCTGGGCGTACTCACGCAGGACGGACTGGTGAAAGCGTAGCTCGATGCGCCACACGGTTTCTTCGGGGTCGTAGGTGCCATTGAGGTCGTCATCGACGGCGTTCTTCCAGATACCTTCCCAGAAGTGCATTTTGTCGCGGTGCTTGGCTTCCAGGGTCTTGTTGTAGATACAGCATTGGAGGGCGCCTGCCGTGCCAAACATGTAGGTTTCACCGCGGCCATAGGTGGTGGCGATGTTGGAGTGGTCAAACTCCAGGGTAGCGACGCCGTCGATCCGCATGACCTTCTTCGAACGGGTGATGAAACGCTCCATGAAATCCCTGGGGGGCTCCCAGCCCTGGACGTCCAGGGCGAGGTGGACAGCGGCACCGATGGGCTCGATATGAGCCAACATGTGGGCGGCGATGTTGTCCATGAAGTCCTGGCACTCTTGAGGGCTGCGCTCCTGGATGAAGTGGGGCGAGAGTTCGATTTTCAGGTGGGTACCGATGTTCTCGACTTTGACGTGTCGTGCCTGGAAAAAGACGATGACGCCCAGCTCATTGTTCTGGAGTCGATAGCGGAAGCCGGAACCGGCAGCGCCGGCCCCTACTGACCAGTTTTGCTCAAAGAGGCGCATGGTGGCGCCTTTGCCTTCGTTGTAGACGTCGATGATTTCATGAAACTGGTAGAGGCACGGCTTGCCCTGGTAGAGCTGCCGGACGGTGTCCACGCCTGCGTTCAGGATGCGTAAGTGGTTCAGTTCTCGCTGGCCCAGCGAGCTGATGAGCAGCCTTCCGAACTTGTCCTGTTCACCGCGTTGCAGTGACGCAAGCGAGTAGCGTTCCCAACGTTCCATAGCCTGATTCCCTGTATTTTTTGAAATGCCGTAATGTGCTGTAGTGAGCCGATAGCTCGGTTGAACGAATTACTCTGCGAGACGTGTTACAGGGAGGGTCTCGACCTCCTGCCGCCAGCCCGCTACCCCCCGCTGCGCAGGGGGTAGCGGGCTGTCTGCCGTCGGTAGGGAAGTGGTGTGAGTCGCGTCATAACGGGGCAGCACCGTGGCCTGGAGCAGTACGTGGAGGTTGGTGCGCTGGGTGGAGGTGGATTCGTTCTGAAAGAGGCGGCCCGCTACGGGGACGCTGGAGAGCCCTGGTACACCGGAGACCTGGGAACGATCATCCTGTGACGAGAGGCCGCCCAGGAGCAGAGTCTGGCCGGAGCGGATTTGCACGGTGGTGTTGATTTGGCGCTGGTTTGTGATGATGTCGGACGCCAGCAGGGAATCCGTGAGCGAGTCGGCGGAAGTGGTGATGTCCATGATGACCAGGCCGGAGGCGGTGACCACAGGCAGGACGTTCAGGCGTATGCCCACGTCGCGGCGTTCGATGGTCTGAAAGGGGCTGTTGACGTCGGCGGACTGCCCCGTGACGCGTCCGGTGACGAATGGGACGTTCTGGCCAATGGAGATATTGCCGCGCTTGCCGGAGAGCGTGAGGATCTGCGGCGTAGAGAGGACGTTAGAGCGGGAGTCGCGCTGCAGGGCGTTGATGGCAAAGGCCAGTACATCGCCGTCAAAGATGCCGAACGTGCCCCCTGATGAGGCCAGCGAGCTGCCGAGGCTGGCGGTGTTGAAGCCACCGGCGATGCGTGAACCCGTGGCACGGCCCAGCGAAACGCCAAGATCGAAGGTATCGCCGTCGCTGGTTTCGAAGATGACGGCCTGAATAAGCACTTGGGGGTGGGATACATCGACCTGGGGCAGCATGCCCTGGAGCTGTTCAAGTTGCTTTTCGGCACCCCTGGCCAGGATGGCGTTGGAGGCGTGGAGTACCTGGACGCGGGGCTGGGCGGTGCCGTCCTGGTTGTGCTGGTTCAGGAAGGTAGTGATCAGCGGAGCGATATCGTCGGCCCGCACGTTGTCGAACTGGAACAGGTGGGTGGCTTGGGGCTCCGGTCGTGGGGTCAGTACAGGCGTATTGGCGAAGGCGTTGGCAGTTGGGGTGGACGGTGCTGGGCTGGCCGTGGGGGTGCTGGGCCGCTGCTGGGTGGGTGCGACCGTGGGCGGGTTGCCGGGCAGAATGGTGTAGCCGTGTGAACTCAGCACGCCCAGAAAGAACTCCTCGAGCTGGTGATCGGGCACATCGGGGGCGTAGACGGTGAGCGTTCCGGTGGTGCTGGGGTGAATGGCCAACGGGGTGTTGGTCTGTTCCACGTACCAGCGCACGAAATCGCGTATCTCGGTGTCTTGCATCTGGATCGGCGTGGCATACGCGCTGGTGAGAGCAGTCGTGGTGAGCGCAATGGCGGCGAGGGTGTTAGCAGCGAACTTCTTCATGGGTGACTCCATTTTCTATGCGGACGAGGCAAGCATTCACGGGGACGATGGTGAAGCCCTGGCGGGCGAGGTCGTCGGTGGTGGATGGGGTGCGGTCGCTATCAATGAGGCGGTAAGTGGTGCGGTCGCCAAACTGGCTAAAGCTGGCGATGCGGGTAGTGCTGAGGTTGGGTAACTCAAGGGGTGCCACGGGTGGCGGTGTGTTGTCTGTGCGGGCGTTGACGCGGTCGGCGACGAGTACCGAGAGGGTGATAAAGCAGCCCAGGGCGAACGAGGCGAGGGAGAGGAAGGGGCGGTTGAAGCGCTTCCAGTAAATACGGGTCATCTTCATGTAGAACCTCGCGTCATGCGGTACGCGGTGCATGCCGTGGGTGTACCAGGGCGGCAGCACGGAGTACGTGCCGTGTGGGTAGTGGTCAGAGAAGGCTTGCTTGGTGTCGTACGCGGGGTAGAGGGCGCGGCCTGTGTAGGTCCAGCGTTCGACGGTGAGGCTTTGCGGGGAGTCGCCATACTTCACAATGCCGAGGTGTACTTTCGGCATGGGCATTTTGGAGCCCATGAACAGGGAGTAGATGGCCCCCACGAAGGGCACGGCTACACGATCAAGACGACGGCAATAGACCACATGTTCCGCCAGGGCAACGCGGGCTTGCTTGTCCATGATCGTTAAGTCTTGAATCAGAAAGATGATATCCCAGCCCAATTTGCGGGCATGGAGAAACCAGTTGATGACGTCCTGACGGCTTTTATCCGCCCAGGAGCGGGCGTTGAACCAGGTGCCGCACTCATCGAGGACGAGCAGGCCGTTCTTGTGTTCGTCGTAGGAGTCAGTGCCCGTGCCGATGGCTTCCAGGTCGGCCAGGACAGGCTTATCAGGGATGCGGTAGCAGCGGGTATTCCTGGGCTTCTCACCGATGAGCTTATCGAGGTTCAAGTCCAGGTTGGTGGCCACCTTGCAGCCCTGGTTCAGCTTGTCCTTGATCTTGCCCACGGCGACCAGGGTTTTGCCCGCGCCGAGTTTGCCAGTGACAACGTAAACGGCCATTAGAGAACGGGCCTCCCTTGCTCCCAGTCGATCAATTGGCGTTTCTGCTGGAAGACCCATACCGCGACCTTGCTGCTGTAGATGGCCGCCATGCAGGCTTCGAAGTTGTCGGGTTTGATGGCACCGATGCCCTGGGCAAGGTCGGAAGGCAGTGAGGCGCTCACGCCACTGATGATGGCCACAAAGGTGACGGCCAAGCCGACCAGGAGAGAGAGGTAAAGGGTCGTCCAGACCAGGATGCCCGCTAGGCGATTGGTAAAGCGGGCAGCAATACGGGTGACGAACCATTCAACGATGCGGGTGAAGAAGCCAATCAAGGCCCCCATGCCAAGCAGAGCGGGTAAGGCCATTTATGCAGTCCTCTGACCGGAGCGGAAGAAGGTGTCCACGACGCTGACGACCGTCCAGAAGTAGACGATCCACGTTAGCCAGAGCTTGGCGGTGTTCGTTGCCTGACAGGAGATTTGCATCTGGCCAAACTGAAGGGGCGTGCAGCTGCGGGACGGTAAAGAGGGCAGGCGGGAAGTGACTTGTTCAGCGATGCCCGAGCTGGAGCCGTCGCCGATCTGATCCATGAAGGTGTTCACTTCCTCGTTGTAGAGCTGGCGTTCTTCTTCGAGGCCATCGAGGGTTTCATCCATGCCCGAGGTGTTCAGCAGGTCGTTGCCTTCGCCCACTTCCTCGGTTAAACGACCCACGAGGTTGTTCACCATGCCGTTAGCAATGTTCTGGATGCAGCCCAGGAGCCCCTTATCGTTGGTCGCGGCGGTATGGCCATCATCGGTTTGTTGGCCATCGGGGTAGCAAGTGCCCAGGCCGAGCGCGTTGGTGATCGTGTTGCCGAGGCCGTCAAACATGCCTTGGACTTCTTCGGTCTGTTCGCCAATGGCGTCGCCAAAGCCTTCGCCGAGGGCTTCCAAGCCTTCGCTGATGCCTTCGGACTGGCTATTGATCGCGCCTGAAAGGTCGTTGGAGACGGCCTCGAGCGCGTTCTGGTTGGATTGGCCAGAGGAACGAATCGCTTCGATGATGCTAGAGTCATCAAAGTCGAAGTCGGGCACGGTAGAACCACCACCAGACGAACCACCGCCCGACGATCCACCGCCACCCGATGAACCGCCACCAGAGTCATTACCGCCATCGCTGCCGCCCGAGTCTCCACCGCCCCCCGTGTTGCCCCCGCCCGTATCGCCACCGGAATCACCACCGCCGGAATCGCTACCGCCGTCACTCCCACTACCGGAATCACCGCCTCCTGGGTTCGTCGGGTCAGTAGGATCGGTAGGCGTAGAGCCGCCCGCGTTGGGATTGGTGACGGTGTTACCGTTGCTATCGACGTAAGAAAACCACTCGGGAGCGGTGTTCCAGTCGACGAGATAAGAGGTGTCGCCAATCGTGACGCAGTTAGCGCCGTCGGAGCAGTCACCTGGAAGAACATCTAAATAATCAGGTGTTGGGAAATTATCTGAAGGCAACTCAGGATCAGAGCTAATGCCACCTTGCACACCAACATTGACGGTAGATAGCTCACCAGTAGAAACCGAACGTATATCAATCTCACAATAAAAAACATCTGAAACAGGAGGACATACATTTACACCCGATATTGAAACATTACAAGCACCCCCATTTGTACGAATAGAACCACCAGAGAGCAAATGATTAGAAATGACAGGATTAGTAACAGTAATGCTGGAGCCATCAGAAGAAGAGCAACCCTCATCAGTCATAGGGACGTTGTAGATGTTTTCGGTATATAAACTCTGAGCCTCAACAATGCGATCAACACCATAAGGACAACGAAACTCTCGTAAGACATAGTGAATTAAATCATCCCTATAGCCTGTTAGGCTACCATGATAAACAACAACAGTTGGATTATCGCGGCCTGATAGTGTAGATGACACAGAGTTACTAGTTACATATCCGTAAAGCCCAACATTAGTAACGTTATACCAAGCACACCCTTTAGCCTCAGCAGCAGATCCTCTTAAGCGCTCAGTCATCAAGCTGTATTGTGCACTAGTATAACTGTTAAAAGGCCCAGCAAAGCTAAAACCAGAAAACACCATCAAAAAAGGCGCTGTTAATAAGGGTAAAACGGCTTTTTTAATCATGTTTCCTCCAGTATCGAAAAAGGGGCGTTGCCGCCCCTTGGGTGTCCCTTGCTGAGGGGGTATCAGGTCGCGCGGCTGATGAACTTCTTGAACAGCTTGATGCCGACCAGAGCGGACGTGACGCCGATCACCACTGGCCATGCATCGCCAGAGAAGTCGGAAGCCTGGCTTGAGATGGCGCTGAACGCGGCGGATGCCCCTGGTGCTTCTTGGGCGTGAGCGACTGCCGAACCCATGAGCAGTGCGGCACCGCCCACGATCTTGCCGCTTCCTTGGGTAGCGGCGTGTTTGACGTGTTGCGTGATGGCTTTGAGTTTCATGAGACAGACTCCATAAAGCGTTTGTAGACAAGGATTGAATGTCCGATGACCCAACCGAGGACAAAGGACGAGAACAGAGAACCAACAACAAACGTAATGCTGTAATCGCTCATCGTTGGCCCCCACTTACCGCGCCGATCCCGAAGGCGAGAACGAGGCCGACGCAGTAAACCAGGAGCCACAGACCTTCAGGTGTGCTGGTGTCCATGGCTCAAATTCCTATTTCTTGTCGCTGGTGGCGGCGGGTGCCTGGGCACTGCCGGTGGCGTTGGGGCGGCGTGCCCCGATGACGTGAATCACGGTCTTGCCACCTGCGGCGGCAGAGGAAGTGCGCAGTTCGATATCCAGTTCCATGGAGCAAGGCATGTGCGGGGCAGCGGCATGGAGCTGGTCGAAGATGTCGTAATTGGCGGTCATGATGCTGACCTGGTTGCCCAGGGCGTTTTCACTGTCGGCGGAGGCCGCTTGCATGACGCTGATCTTGGCGCCGGAGACGCCGTTGTCCATCTTGTAGCGGGTGGCACCGATAACGTGGGCGTGAATGGTGTTGATCATGGTGATGGTTCCTTTTCGTTAGCGTTGGGTTCTGGCGGCTTGCTTAAGGCAGTAGTCCGCGAGAATGGATAGCTCAGTGGTTTCAGGGGTGACGCCTTCGTCTACCAGCGTCTGGTACTCTGCCTGGGCGTAGTAGGTCGCGGCCCGTGCATAATCCCGGCTGTGGAGGCACCGCTGGCCCCGCTCCCTCAAAGCTCGGGAATCAAGGCAGGGGGGTCCCCCTACCCGCCCTCCGTTTGCCCGTCGGTCTTTCTGCACGGCAGCCAACATCGGCCAGCCGGTAAACCCCTTTTTTAACCCCACAAAAAGGGGTTGACAGTCTGTCCGCTGCTGGCTAAGGACGCCGTGCGACCGAAGGGCGACGGATGACGGGCAGGGGGACATGGGATCAAGCCTCTGTGGTGTGGGGAGCGGGGGAGGCCGCACGGGAAAGGGCTTCCAGCGGGTCGGTGTTGCCGCGTTCCAGTTCCGCCAGGCCGTACTCGATGAGCCGTTCCGACAGCGCCGAGGAAGTCAGGCCGTTGGTGCCTGCCTGGATGAGGTGGCGGCTGTGGGTGTCGGGATCGAGGAACACGCGGATGGGCTGTTTTTTACTCATGTGCATAACTCCTTTGGGGCTAAAGGCCGTTGTGGATAACGGACGACGCGTTAGCCGAGTGGGTGTGGATAGGTGCGCGGGCACCAAAATCACCGAGGGGCAAGGGGAGGCGTCGGCGGGTGCGGGGTCGCGAGGGTCGGCCAGGGTCAGGCCGTAGTGCTTGGCGAGGTATTCGAGCGCGTCGCGGTAGTGCTTGAAAATGAGGCTGTAGCGACGACCTTCGTCAACGCTGAGCATCTTGGTAATCGTGCTGTCGTCGAGGTCGAGAGCGAGCATGTGGGCGGCTGGGACGTTGATGAAGCTGAACCCGCCGTCGTCGATATCCTTGGTAATGTGCTGGTGAAGCAGAACCATGCCTGGAGCGCGCTGGCCGTCCATCAGGAGTTCCTGCACGTGAATGGCAAGGGTGTCGGTGACCATGATCTCGATGGGCGCTTCCAGCGTCACGACAGGGGCTTTGGCGAGAGCACTCATGACCAGTCCTCCGATTGCAGGCACTCAGCGGTAAAGAGCGCGACATTCACGAGGCGACGACGGCCCACCTTGATGATGGGGAGGTTGCCCTGGTTGATCTGGCCGCGAACGGTGTCGGGGGATAGGCCAGAAAGCTCGGAGAAACGCTCGATCGTCATGACGGGCACCTGAGGTGCGGGGACGTGGGGCGTAATGCTCGTTTCCAT